GAGGGCTGGACAGAGGGCGGGTAGAAGTTGTTGGAGGCGGCGAAATAGAGCTGGTATTCGACGCCCTTTTCCAGCGCGATGCTGCCCATGTCCAGCACCACGTCGTTGTAGCCGCGGACAATGTCGATGAACTTGTCCACTAGGGCGGTCGTGGAGCCGTACTTGCGCAGGACGGTGCGCATCGTACCCGGCACATAGCCCTTGACGCGAAATTTGAGTGTATTGAGTGCAAGCCCGTCTTTTTTCACAGTCAGCGGCATGAAAAACTCGAACTTGGCGGGATAAGTGTCCCATGCAGGAATGTCGCCGCTTTCATTTTTTGCAGTAACAACTTGAATGTTTTGCTGTACAATCCTTGCAGAATAAGGTGCGCCAACGATTTCAGCAAGTTCTTTTATGCCGTTTTCAATGCGGTTGTAATCGGTGTAGCTGAGTGCGCCTTTCATGCCAGCGGCCCATTCTTGCTGTTCTTCCTCCGTCCATGTGCCGCTTCTTGCCTTTGCGGTCAGTTCTTTTACCCGATCAACATCAGCTTGCGTTCGGTCTGTAATCCACGTTGCCATATTTCACCTCTTAAAAAATCAGTTTGCCGTCAGCGTCAATAGCGAGAGACTTTGGGACGGTAAATGCAGGGTGAACAACATTGTCATACTTACGGGGGGAATCGTCATTCGTAGCGTAAGAAATCGTCTCTGTGTTGGTATTCACTTGTAACGTAGAATCATACACGGCGTATGCATTTACAAGTTTGCTGACCAACAGAGGTCGCCAGTACTTGTTGGCGCTTGAACTTGTGCCAGCAATATCACGAAGCATCTGAAGCGAGTACAGGTAAGGAGTTCTCGTCCAAATAGATCGTCCTCTGCTGGAGCCCTCCATGTCAGAGGCAAGCATCGTTTTCAGGATTCCAGATGCATTTTGCAGGGGAGTGCCCTCGTTGTGCTTATAGCTCGGGCTGCTAGTTGTCCAATTCGGAGCATCAGAGCCTTCCGTGTCGTATCCAAACTCGTGGTGAGAAAGCAGAAAAATGCTTTTTGCCATCGTAGTCACTTTGCTACTGCCAGAATTGCAATAAGAGTCAGAAAAACCGGGAGTATAATAGATAGTCGTCTTGTCGATAGCTTGCTTCTGGGCGGAGCTGAACGAGTTGAAGTACTCTCCGTTGAGCCAGCTGTTTACGCTGCTGCTGGCGTAAGTAGACCATGTAGAGCTCCAAGCCATGATAGCCGCGTAGTGTTTTCGAACCAGAAGAGTTCGCCCGACTCCATTCAGCTCGCTTTCGTAGTCATGTTTTGCAACGATGAACTCGGCCACGTTGCCACCCTCATTCATAAGAACGGTGCTGCCTTCCGCAACATCAAACAGATTGTACGACGCCGTAGCGAAGGAACATTCTGCGGAGACGCCGCCTGCTGAAGCTGTGACAACAGCCTTGCCCGGAGAGTTCCACTTGACTTGGCAGGTGGATTTTCCTTCTGCATTCGTCAGAACGTGAAGGGAGACGATTCCTTCGGGAGAAGCTGCCCAGTTGATTTTAGGAGAGTCAATAGAAGCAGGGGAGAGGGTAGCAGACAAAATAACGGACTCGCCCCATCCAAGCTGTTCGCTGGTATGGTCAAGAGACATAGCCTGAGCATCTGCCATCATGTACCCCTCTACAGTACCTTTGAAACACCCATTGAAAGTGTACTTTACATTGGTTGCCAGCAAGACAGCATCGTAATTGAACTGATGGTGAATCTTTACCATATCAAGAGCATCAATAGTAGGGCTTGCCCGATATGTGAGAGAAGCCTTGCGGCGGTTGGAAAGGACTCCATAAGACTCTGTAAGGGCATTCCTGGATTTTGCAAGGATGTCCTTTGTGAGCATAACATTGCTCAAAGTCTGGCTGACGCCTTTGCCCGAAGGGCTTTCGGGATAAGCGTAGGTAACGCCACCTGCGGTGGTCACCACGTTGAGCATATTTTGAGCAAAGGTGATTTCCGGCCAAGAATAATTGTTCAGTACTGGAATGTCCAACACGGGATTGGATGTATCGGCTCCGTAAACTCTGTTAATTTTTATCACGCCATCACGAGTCTGGTACAAAGCCATTCCAGCAGCGTTTGCCGCAAGCTGCAAAATATCGGAATTGTGATAAGTAGACTCATCGCTTGTAATGTCGGTGGAGTAATCTTTCAGTTCATCCGAAATATCGAAGGTAATTTCATCCGCTTCCAACAGCTCCAAGGCATCGTAGCACATCTCATAGAGCGTGCCGTATTTTCTTCCGGTGTACTTCGTGCTGGATAGATACAGGAAAGCGTCTCGCGCCTGAAAGGACGCCTCAATACTGTTGGCAGGGACGCTCCACTCCGACAGGAAGAACATTCCTCCGCTCACCCATTCAGTCTTTCCATCAACATCCATTCCATAACGAACGGTGACAGGCTGGCGCTCATAGATGTACTTGTAAATCCCTTGAGGGTTTACGGAGTCCCATGTGCGGTCACTGTTGTCTAAACTAAAGGAAATCGACTCCTGAGAAAGCTGCCCGGAGATAGGGTCTCTTGCAGAAGAATGGCTGTAGGACAAGATTTTGGTCTTGTCAAACACCAGATACCTTCCGATTTTCACTTGCTCGACCCTTACTCTTCGGTCGGGGAGACACCACTTCAGCACCTCTAGCTCTACAGCATCAAACCCGGAAAGTTCTACTTCAACGTCAGAACGAATGGATTTGTTTCCGTTCACAGTCACGGTTTTCAGCTTTTTGGCCCCAAGATATGCGCTGACCGAAAAATCTGTAGCGTATTCGTTAAACGCTGTAGACCAGCAAATTGAAACACCGGGAATCGAAGATTTGTTTTCGCTCGGAAGCTCAAGCCGAATAACAGGGTGACTTGAATCGTCAAAAATCTCGGCGCTCAAAAAACCAGTAGTTCCATACGGAGGGGAAGAAGGAACGATGCTACAGCTTCCATCAAGAACAGTGAGATTGGGCTCTCCTGTGGAATACCTCGAAATGGAAGCGTTATCGGAAAGCGCAATATTGTGAAAGGTGGAGAACGGGGCTGCCGATGACGTGACGATGGTAGCTTTTTTATTGATGCCCGGTTCAGTGATTCCGCAGGTAATCTCTACAAAAGATTCCGGGACGAGGGTTTCGTTAAATTTTTCTTTCCACTTATCGGAGACTTCAACCATGTATCATACCTCCACAAGAGAAAGTTTGCACCCTGTCCATCCCATCACGCCACCGGTTTTCGGTCCTCTACGCCACATACCGCCGGTGCGGTCGGAGACATACATCTGGCGGGTTGTATAACCGGCTGTGGCTTGATTGTAAAACTTAACGGTGCAGTAAAAATTTGTAGTGAAAAGGCTCAAGATGTCGGCCCACTGCCGCGCAGTGAGGTAGTTCCATGACATGGAGACTTTTGCTACATCATGCCGCACGACAGCGCCAACAACTTTACCCTGAACATTTCGTCCAGAGTCCACGATCGTGCTAGTCGTTCCCTCATAAGAGGAGGGTTCCGGCAGCTCTACGCCATTCACCGTAACCAGTGCAGGAATATTGGCCATCTGAACCATCCTTTCTTAGTAAGAGTAAACTTCAGTACCCATAATGGACATGCCGCGTTCTTTCTGCGTTTTTTCAACGGAAGCAGTGAGCTGCTTGCCATCAAGGTAAACTTTCACGTCCCTGCCATCGGAAATTTCCTCTCCGTAACGCTGCCATATATCGAGGAATGCATTGTAGCAGCCGTTGTACACAGCATCTCTCATCTCTTCGGAGTTTCCTCCGGCCGCAGAATAGGTTCCGCTGTAAGAAGAGCTAGACGTCGAGGAATTATAGCTGGAGCTTCCGACGTACTGAGATGTATCGCTGTAACTGCCGGTAGACCGGCTGCCGCCAAGTTTCGACACGATGCCAGCAATCGCAACTCCAAGGGTTGCGGCGGCGGCAAGGGCCACGATGCCAGCTGGAATGCCAAAAATCGTAGCACTGAGTGCAGCACCCACAGCAGAAAGCATTCCTGCCACTGCGGTTCCGATGGTGCTTACCAGACTTGCAAACCCGGCAAAAATCGTCGGGAAAGAGCTGAGTAAACCACCAGAGAGCGCCGCACTGATGGCTTTAGCTGCCGTTGCGAGAGGAGACTTCACGTTTCCGAAAGCCTGCGTAATGCCGGAAAGCATCGTCTGAGTTTCAGCGGAAACCTTTCCAAAGTTTTGGGTCAGATTGTTCACCAGATTTTTCCCAATGGTAGCAGCGGTGTTCAGCAGAGAAGAAGCTTGGCTTTTCAATTCTTTGCTTAGTCTGCTTACAAGGTCGCTTGCAACGGACTTGGCGCGTTTACGCTGCTCATCGCCCATAGCGCCCCAAATACCAGCTGCAATGGTAGTGCCGACTGTTTTCCAATCCCCACTCTGTGCAGCCTGAATGAAAGTTTGCACCGTACCGAAGAAGTTGGTTTTGAGGTTGTTATCGAGTTCGGCCCACTTAGAGTCTAGCCCGGAAATGATGCCGTTGACGTAGCTTGTGCCGCAGTCAATGCCATAGTTCGCTATCTCTTCTCCCTTGGCCTTGGTGGCGTCTACGAGTTTATTCATAGCATCGTTGACATAACCGAGGAAAGCAGTGATACCGTTCGCAAGGCCCATGTCGATGTAACCGCCAATCTCTGCAAACTCCGTAGAAGGGGAGTGAATGCCGAGCACATTCTTGACCTTATCAATGACTGCGTCGCCAACATTTGCAACAGCGTTTTTGGCCGTTTCAATCATGTTGTTCACGCCATCAATAAGACCCTGAATCAGATTTTTGCCAATATCAAAAAGACTAAAATTGTCGAATGCGCTCTTGATTGCAGAAAGAATTTTTTCCGCAGTTTCAGTTACGCTAGAGATAGCATCGGTAATACCTTTCTTCAATCCGGCGATAATGTATCCGCCTTGTTCGGCCATTACGGTAGATGGGGAATTGATTCCAAAGGCAGACTTAAAACCGTTGATAAATGGGTTGAACACATTTTCAATAATCCAAGAAGCAACATTCGTGATTGCGTCTTGAATGCCGTAATAAATACCGTAGACGATATTTAGACCAACATTATCAAACGGCCCCTCTGCCACTTTCTTTTCAAAATAATCGGCAATTCGAGAAACCAGACCACCCATGAAGTCGAGTGCTTCAATGAACGCTTCGCCAAAGAAACGACCGATGGCTTGAGCTAGCCCGGCCCAATCTACGGAAGTAACGGCTTTAATAGCAAAGTCAACGAGGTCTTGACCAAGTTGGTAAGAGTCTGTGCCAGCCAAGAAATCAGAAACAGCGTTAATGCTATCAGTGATAAAGTTAAAAAAAACTCTTGCAAGCTTTTCAATCTCAACATTTTGAAGAGCATCGGAAAGCTTATCAGTTAATTGCTTCCCAACACCAGTCCAATCTACTGTTGCTATCCAATCTGAAAGTTCGTGAAAAAATCCAGAAAAGCCATCAATAAAGGCGTTAAGCACAGATGTCCAGTCAAGCTGAGACAGAAAACCGCCAAGAAGCTCAAACTCGATAATAAATCTGTCTGCAAGTAATCGGCCAAATAAATCCCAGTCTACAGAATCCACGAGCCCGTTAACGCCATCTGCAAAAACCGCTCCAAGCGAGGCCCAATCAACAGAATGGATGGCATTATAAATCATGCCCATAAGTTTATTCAACTGTTCACCGATTTGGGTTCCGATTTGGAAAGAATCAAGAGATTTCAGTTTCTCCTTAATCTCGTCAACAGCACTTCCGGCATAATCTTTGAACATATCATACTGGGAAAGGTCAACATCACCAAGTAAATTACCAGTAGCACCGCCGCTGCCGGAGCCGGACGAGCCGGAGTTTTGCGAGGGGTCAATGATGTTTAATTCATCAAAACCCATCGTGTAATCTTTAGCCGCTTTCGCCGCTGCTTTCGTAGCATCAGCAGTGTCATCCATAGCGTCGCTCACGCCGCCAATATCTTTCTGTGTCTTGCTAAAATCGGTAAATTCAATTTTCTGTCCAAACACAGATGCAAGAGAGACCACAAATTCTTTGATAAGGTCAACTGCTGCAATCAGAACGGGGAGAATCGCCTTAAATGCGGGATAAAGAAGCTGGCCTACAGCCTTTGCAAGCTGCGAAATTTCAGACTTCAAAATGCGTACCAGATTGGCGGGACTACTAATAGTCTGCGCGAGATTGCCTTGAATGTTTGTGGTCTGCTTCATAATGGCGATGTAGCGAAGAACTGCCTTATCTGCCTGAGACAGGCTAGAAACCTGTTTATTAAAGCCCAAAGCAAGAAGTTCCTGCTGTAACCGTGCCTGAGACAGATCAACGCCTAAGCGTCTAATAGGTTCAAGCTCGCCAGAAATTGCGGAAGCGATAGCTGTAAATGTGGTTGCGGTATCCTTGTTCCAATAGGACGATTCATCATAAGAAAGCTGCGTCAAGTTCTTGGAAAGAATATACGCTTTATCACTCGCTAAGCCAAACGATGTTGCGAGACTTTGAATTGTCGCAATGTTTGTCATTGCTTCTGTAGGGTCGATTCCAAGCAGAGACTCCATTTTATTGATAAGTTCAGTTGCTTGGCCGCTTAGCTCGCCCATTGCGTTGTTGAACAAGTCTGTCGCTTCGTAAAAATCATTAAACTTGGCAACAGCGTTAGCAAGGTAAGAAGCGATAGCCTTCAAGGAAACAAGCTGTGCAGCACGATTCTTAATTGCTTCCAACTGACTCGCTAGTTTTGCAAAACTAGCGCTTGCTTTATTGTTTGCAGAAGATAGGCGATTTGTGGAACTGATGGCGCTTTTAATTTTAGAAGGAAGCGCAGAGAAAGAGCCTCCAACTTTATCCAGCTTAGAGGAAAGTGGAGAAATAGAAGATGCCACTTTTTTGCAAACTTCCGAAAAATCATCAAGCGTTTTAGCGTCCAGTTTCTTTGTAATGCTTGGGATTTTAGCAATGGAATTGATTGCGCTGCTTACACCACGCAAGCCCTTCATAGAAGAATCGCTAATAGAAGAAATTGGAGCAATGCCTTTTCTGAGGCTCTCCATTTTACTGCTTAACCCGGTAAAATCGATATTCCCGATATTCACATTGGAGATTCGATTCAACGCATTGCCGACAGCTCGAATTCCTTTTGCGCTTTCATTCATATTGGCGTTAGAACTCTTGTCGATAAAATCCGTCAGCTTATCTAACCCAGACAAGCCGGTGGATGCCTGTTTCAGCGTTGCAATGGAACCAGCCAGCTTGTCAAGGCTGTTCACGACTTTTGTGACATTGCCTTTCGTCCGCAAATTAGAAATGGCGGTAGCGAGCTTGTCGATATTAAGCTCTGCGCCTTGCGATTCCGCAGAAATCTCTACGGATAAGCTTGTAATATCAACATCAGCCATCACTACCACCATCACTTTCCATCATAGAGAACATCATTCTCTTGATTCGCTCCTGCGCCTCAACTGCGCGTTGGTATTCATACTCGTCTTTCTCCTTTTGAGTAAGGGGAATCGGTCTATCCATGTATTTGATAGGCTTAGACCCTTTCTTACGGAACATATTGCCAACCGTAGAGGAAAGCGCAGATGCCATGTAAAAGCCATTTCTCCACGCTTCTGCGTTGGCTCTGCGTTCCCGCAACTCCTCTGCGTCACGGTAGACCTTCGCCAACCAAACATCGCCGTACCAGAACTGGTCATAGGTCATGCCGATGGAGATGTAATAGGCTTCTACATCGTGGAACAGCTTGGAGAAGGAGAATGGCTCTCCCTCTCCGTCTGTTTCTTGAGATTGTGCAGTTACACAATCTCCCACGTTGCGTTTTTTGCGGTCTTGTCCTCAGTGTCAGTTGCCAGCAGGGACTTAGAAGCGTCCATAAACATCTCAAGCAGAACGCCCATCAGGTCTTCCTTATCCTCGATGTGCTGGAACATCTCGTCCACAACCTTGCGCTTGATGCCCTTGTTCCGTGCGATGAAAGCGCCGTAGAACAAAGCACGAGAGTTGGACAGCAGATTGGTCATCTGGGTGTACTGGCCAATCTGAAAACCTGCACGTTCGGTAGCTTCCACGCTGTCACGGGTGAAGGTCAGCTCGTAAGTGTTCTTGCCATCGGGGGAATGAAAGTTGATAACCTTAGCAGCCATAATAAATGCTCTCCTTTATAAATAGGGGCAGAACCAAATCCGTTGTTCAGTTCTGCCCGGTTTGATTGATTCGATTTTTGCGGTTTAGCCGCCATTGACAGTCAGGGTCTCGCTGAACTCAGGCTTCTTGGTGAAGATGCAGTTGATGGTCATTTCCACGACCTCATCCACGCCAAAGCCGGACAAGCCAACCTGATGCATACCCTGCCAAGTGAAGCCGGAGCCGTCCTGCATCTTCAGGGCGTAATACTTCACGGTGTTGCTCTCGGAAGTCTCATCGTAGCCAGCTTCCTTGACCTTCTTGTAGTCAGTCTTGTTGTAGTTGGCAGTAAAGGACTTGGTGTCACTCTGGATAATGCCGAAGATGTTGACCTGCATAGGGTCAGACAAGGTGGTGGCATCCAGAAGGTTCGGCTCGGAGATCAGGTCGGGCACATCCTTAATGTCGCACAGCTTAGTCAGAGCGGTTGCGCTGTCGCCACAATACAGGGTGGTATTCAGACCGGAGATAGCAGTACTCATAGAATGTTTACCTCCTTAATTTCGGTAAATCATTCCGTCCTCTCCGATTGTTGCCCCATAGCTGCAATCAATCCGATAGACGGAATTGTTGTACAGCCCATTCAACGGGGCAAACGATTTGCGATAAAATTTCAGCGGTTCAAGAACAGAATCCACAATTCCAACAATGGAACGTGCTTCTGCAATGCGCCCGGTGTTCTTGTTAGAGTAGACACGCACACGCAGGGAAACGGCAGCGTACTTGCTGTGACCGGCAGAATCAATGTGCACAGGAAGATTGCTGTTTTCCTCTATCTGCACACACGGAAATTTCTTGACGTTGCTGTCATTGATTTCACCAGTAACGAAGATGCCGGGAACTTGCTTTCGCAGTTCCTTAGCAACAACCGTGAAGATAGAATTGAAATAATCAATCAACTATTCCAAACCTCCCTCCACGTTGCTTCGACTTGAGAAGCCATTTCCTCAACAGCTCCCCACATAGCCATAGCTGGCTCGTTGCCGCTGGTGTAATTCAACTGGCCTTTACCATCCACCTGTTTGACAGGCGTGCCAGCATTGCCGGATTCTCCGTAGTAGTACCATCTGCGGTTTGCGCCTTGCCCTTTGCCGTAGGAGCCATGCGCACCAACACCGGGCGGTAGTTCGCCGCCATATCCGTTGTGATGTGCGCCAGTGCCAAACTCGATAAAGGCGACCGCTTTGCCTTCTGCAACGATGGTGCAAGTCTTGTCTTTTTGGTTAATATGGCATTTCACGTCATTTGAGCCAGCGTATTCCGCATTAGCGAAACGCACCTTTGCGACTTCAAGCCCCAGCCACGAAAGGCGAAAAGCAAACGCTCTAGCTTTCTTGTTCAGGGTGGTCTTGTACTCCTGTATCTGACGTTCCGCATCACGAAGTCCGGCATCGCTCAACCTCACTTTAATTTTCACTTGCGGCCACCTCCTTCAGCGCATACAACGTGTCCGTGATATGCTCTGCGACTTTGACCACAATGTAGTTAAATGGCTTTGAAACGTCCGTCTGAAACCAAACGTGCGTACCCTCATAAAGTGGAGTGTTATGCTTTCTGCTGGACGAACTGACCACATAGCTGTAATCCGTGAACGCCCCAAAAGGGCTTGCTTCCGCAGAACCAGTAGGCGGGCTGACGTTCAGCATCAGCTTTGCAGGGTCACTCCACGTCTGCGATGTTTCGCCGGTTTCGTTTCCCCATTCGTCAACAACAGGTGTTTTCTCGCCGATTGGGTTTGAATACCAAAGCGGGCGCTTGTCCAGCGGGCTTCCATTGAACATCAGCCGATAACACCTACTCTCGGAACCACTTCGTTTAGCAGGGACTGCGCCACATCGGACGATTCCCACACACGGGTAATACCGTTATTGGTATAGCTCGTCTGTCCGTTTGCGCCGATGTGGTTGTACAGTTCCGCTGCAATGCGTATCTGCAACGACTGATATCGCAAGGGCAGCTCGTCCGGTCTGTTGCCGAAGGGGTAGCCCTGTGCAAATATCTTGTCTTTGGCGAAATCAAGCAGCAGGTCGAAGAGTGGGTAGTCCTCGTCCGTGACTTCACGGTCAAGTGCAGGAGCAATGTACTGCCCCAACTTGACTGCCGCTTCGGAATACTGGTCTCCCATGCTGCTTTCCTCCTTTCGCCTTAGTAAGCCTTGATGCAGTACACAGCGTCCATGCGCTCAAAGGACGGCAGGACGATTTCAGAAGCATAGACATTGACATTGACCGGATGAACGGTCAGCTCGGTGGTAATGGCAACGCCGGTGTTCACGATGGACACGGATGCGCCAGACTGACCGGACAGCAGGTCGGCTTCCTCAGGGGTAGTGCCGTACCAAGTGCTGCCCAGAGCGCCGGAAGGAGCAACCACTACCATGCCGTCAGGCAGGTACTTTTCGCTTGCACTGTACTGGTCTGCCTTGAACATCTTGTCGTACAGATGAATCTTCAGACCGGTTGCAGACTCGATAATCTGCCGTGCTTCAGCGTCCAGCAGAACGGCGTTTGCCTTTGCGGTGACGGTCATGAACCGGTTCTTCACCTCATCCGCAGCAATCATGTTGCGGAAGGTGGCAGTATTCATGTACACCTCAGTCACAACCTCGCCCACGCTTGCCAGAACAGCGTCCTTTGCGGCGTTCAGGTCAGCAATGGGGGTGGCGGTGGTGACGTTCCACTTAGACTTTGCGGCAGAGACTTCCTTGTAGTTGGTGGACTTCCAAGTACCGTCCGGGTCGTAATTGTAGGTGTAGTTCACGCCGTTTGCCTTGATGGTGATGCCGGGAACGCCATTGGCGGGAGCCAGCAGCTGCCAGAACATGCGCTCAGGAACGATACGCGCGCCAGTGATAAGCTGTGCGGTATCATCGTACAGGCGGTTCATCACATCACGGGCATAGGGGTCGTTGCTATCCAGAACACGCAGGATTTCCTGACGGTCTTTCTCGCCCAGATGGTAGCCCTCACGGAAGAACGGCATCTCAGTCTCATCGAACTTGAAGCCCTCACGGGTTCGGAACGTAGCCTTTGCATCAAATGCGCTGGGCATCAGGGAAACGCCAACGCCCTTGTGACCGCGCAGCCACTTCAGGTCAAGACCGGCCTTCTTCTTTGCAGGGAACAGTGCGTCAGATGCAAAGGGCATCGCATTAGTGGGGTCATTCGTCCAATAGGCGGCAATCGCAGCCGGGGCAAAGACTTCCTTAAGATTCAGTGCCATGTTCTTTTACCTCCTATCAAGCGTTCACGCTGATGTTGTCACGGCAGAAGATGCCAGGAACGGCCGTCTTGAGTGCCTTGATTGCGTCAGCGTCAAAGGTGAAGCTGGAACTTGCCGCTGCCTTCTTGGTGTCGATAACACCACGAATCAACAGGGAAGCATTGGGGTTCTCTGCCGGGTCAACGTCATACAGCAGAATGCCGTCAGCGTTGATTGTCTTAGAATCAGTCTCGCCAGCAGCAACAGCTTTTTTGCCAGCCAGCGTCATGGGATAGCCAGCCTTAACCGCAGCAGTTTCGGTCACGGTAAAGGGAATGGCAGTGTAGTCATTGGAAGCAAGGATGGTATCGTTGATTCCGTTGACCGTGTTTCGGGTAAACTTCATGTTTTCCTCCTTGTTAATGAAAAGCACTCATTGCGTCACTCGATGCCTTAGAAGCATTGGCATTCTGCTGTGCAAGGTTTTTGGCAAACGCCACGCCCTCACTATCAGAGCTGCCCTTACCATCCGCACCCGGAGGTGTAGGCATATCCTTCAACAGAGAAGCCTTGTACGCGGTGTCGTGGGCGGTCATAAATTCCGACTGGAACTTAAACACCTTGTCCATGTCGCCGTCAGCCAGCGCAGATGCAGCCTTTCCAGCAAGTTCAGCGTCATAACCCTGCGCAACGAACTTCTCACGGTAAGATGCAAGGGTCTTTTCCTTGACGAGGTTCTCCTTGTCGGCAGTCAGGGCTTCAATCTGCTTCTGCATCTCTGCCAGCTTGTCAGCCTGTTCCTGTGCGGCGTTCTCGTCATCAGTACGCTTTGCTTTGAGCTGCTTCTTGTACTCGGCAGCTTCGCCATTGGCTTTCGTCACGGCGTTGCGCAGCTTTTCCACCTCTGCGTTAGGGTCTGCAACCTTTTCCAGCGCAGAAATGATTTCATCGGCGGTCATGCCCTCTTTGTAAGCATCACCAAGCAACACATTGAGTTTCATATCGTTAATTTCCTCCTGCGGTTTTTTACCGTTGCTTCCCTGCAACGCTGCGAAATTTGTATCCCGGCTTCCCTGCCGGAATATATCAGCCCGCTAATGCGGATTGATTTTTAGTCGATTAGTTCCCCTGCGCCGTTGTAAACCAGTTCTTTTTTCGCAACATCAGGAGCGGCGAAAACAGTCGGAACAAGATAGACTGGAACGCCATACAACTTTGCAGCATCAATTTCTACAGTACAACCGTTATACTGAAAGGCGTTATCGCCGCAAATGCCGATAAAATAATCAGCCTGTGCGAGAAGTTCGATGCTCTTGCCAAGATACCAAAGCCCTTCAGTTCTGCACTTAGGCGGGTTATCTTCGATATAGGTTGGGATAACCTCAAGGCTTTCACCGTACACTGCTTCGGCAATCTTATGCAAACGGTCAAACGTCATCCGAATATTTTCTTCCGACCGATTCTTCATCGGGCAGGAGATAAACAGCTTCTTCATTTTTGCTCTCCTTCCTTTGCATTAGTCTGTTCACCAACCGTTTTGCCGTTGTTGGCAATATGGTCAGTCGGCTGTTTCTGCGGCTTCGGTGCTTTTCCATCCTCACCCAGCTTGCCAGCAGCAATCAGGAAGGGCTTGCTCATTTCGTAGGCAGCCTGAGGGTCAGGGAACAGACCGGGCGTTGTGAACGCCAACTGCGGGTCAATGCTCTGGCCAAGCATCTGTGCGAAAATCTGAACCTTGCTTTGCTGGTTATCGTACTGACGGCGGGGCAGCTTGATATTGATGTCGCTTGCCATCAACTTAGACCCAGCCGTATCACGCAAAATTTTCAGCATTATAGACAGGCTTTGGCGTTCCGAGAACTTGAACATATTCTCGTACTGCTGTGCCCTTGCTTCGGTGTGATTCCAGCCGTTGCGGACGATAACTGCGCCCACGTTGTCGGACGTTGCATTCTCGCTACCAGTTGCACTAGGCATGGCAGTCAGGCTGCGGTACACGTTCAACATGGAATCAAGCAAGGTCTGGCTCTGCTGCTGGTCGAGCTCGTTTGCAATCTGCGAGACGGAAGCGGGCAGACCAGAAGTGGATTTCAGGCACATTGCGCCCAGTTCTTTGACCTGATCGAGCACATCCTTGTCCACAAGGCAGTTGGTAAACACCATGATGGACTGGATGAACTGCGCCACACCGTCCAGACGGTTGCTTTCAAGGTCGTTGATGGCATCCAGAACAGGGATAGCCGGTTCAAACAGACCCATGCGCTCCGGGTTCAGCTTGTATTCGACCATCGGCAGCATTCCGAGAGAATGGTTCTCCAATTTCGTAACCTTGCCGTTGTCGATTTCAAAGTACTGGTTTGGCGTATACACGCAAATCAGGTCGTTCAGGTCGTTCTGATAATTGCGCGGGATATGCAGCACGTTGGCAATGGGCTTGTGCCCGATGCCGGAGTTGTAAATCACATACGCCATATCCGGGTCGGGAACATCTACTAGTAGGGGCGTTTCGTCCGGGTAGTTGCCGCCATACCCCTTGTCAGGAAGAACAATGCGGTATCCCTGTCCGCACTCCAACATCCACTGCCAGAGCCGCCGATCAAGCGCGTCCTTGCCCTCATACTGCAAGGCGTTAGACAGGCGGGCAATTTCCTCACCGTCACCTGTTGCCGTTTCAGACCGCACATAAGAGCAAGGCGTGCCGCTCATATAACCTGTGTAGAAGCCCACGCACTCGTTGGCATGGTTCTCTACAATGCGGTTGGTGATTTCAGCGTGGTACTCTTTCGTGCGATGGAGGACAGGCTGGCTACCCAAGTAGTAGTTGTGCAGAAAGCGAATCTCGTTCTTGTTCAGCAAATGGATAGGCTCTGCCTTGCCCATAACCACTTTCAGCACATTCTCCCGATTGATTTCCGTCTCCGGCGTTTCAATCGGTCTACGTCCAGTCAGCGGATTATTCAAAAATCCACCAACAACTATCTGATGCTCAGCCATGTGTTCCCCCTTTCCGGCAAAATAAAAAGCGCAGCAAGAAAAGCCTGTTAAGGTCTATCTCGCTGCGCCAAAACTGCGCTTCAAAAGCTATTTACTTTTCAGGTGGATGGATGATTTTCACCCATCCTTCCCTTGTGTCTCCTTCGATAACGCCCTTGCATCTGTCGCACTTGAAATGGTATCGTCCGTCTACTTCGCCAAGATAGCGGTTGCAGCGGACGTTTTTATAGATTGGGTTTTGCCTGATACAAGGGCAACAGATTCTAACTAGCATGAGCGCTCCTTTCGTTGGATTTCTGGAAACAGGCTGTTAAGCACAGACCTGTTAGAAGCTACCGGAAAACTGTTCGCACTACCAGTCATGCTAGGCTCTGACTTGTCGGGTGTCGAGAGCCACGATTTGCTCCATCTAGGGCAAATCGCTGATGGATACAGAGGATGGATTTGAACCACCGACCTTCGGGTTATGAACCCGACGAGCTACCAGACTGCTCCACTCTGTGTCATGTACCCGGCTTGATTTACCGTTGCTCTTTGAAATGAGAAATAGCCTGAAACTCATTTCATCGAGAGCCGGGAATAACGGGGGAGGTTGTCATAAGGAGAATTTTTCCATGCAATCCTTGAGGAATCGTTGTGCTGCGTAACGGAATCGAACCGTTGCTTGCCAGCCGTGGGGGAGACAGGCTGACATTCCCAACCAACAGGGACCGCAACATATAAAGTCCGGTGAAGGCGAAAGAGTGAGAAAACCTCCACCGGTGAAAGGAGGAATATGCTTGTTGACACGCACGCGAGTAAAAATGACAAAACCTCGCGTGCAAGCTATTCCTTTAAGGGAAGCTGCAAAACTTCCTGCGTACATTATAAGCCTTGTCAAGTGGTGGAATCAAATAAATAGACCCAGCGAACACAATATATTGTGTTTTTACTCAAAAAGGCCTCTTGACAGGTTCAATTTTACTGATTCCGTTGTACAATTCATCTGCAAGCTGTGCCAGACTATCCGGTGCATCATCGTGCGGAACTTTGCCAAGCTGCGTGAACATCGTCACCTGTTCCATGAATGCCTTGTACTCTTTCGACTGGTGCTTCTCGTCAAGAAAATAGAACCGTTTAATGTCTGGCGCATACTGGATGATTCTTGACAGCTTGCTTTGGCCACTTGGCGCACGCTGGCTACGGACAGAGCAGTGATAACCCTGCTGCCGAAGCTGGCTGTCTACCACGTCACAATATTCGTCACCGCCGTTGTTGGCTTCGCCACGCACCACGTTGATTTTGTGCTGGATAATTTTGCCCACGACTTCCGGTCTGGTCACGGTCTTATCGCCGTTATTGAACACAAGGTCAGGGATGAACACAGCATCTCCGTACACATAAGCGATAGGACAGGCTGTGAAGTCACCGCCGCCCCATGCAATGTCCATGACCATAAGCTTGCGATCAGGCTCACCATCAGGCAGAATGCCATTGAAATACCGCAGTTCATCGGCGGGGAACAGCAGACCTTCACGCACATAGGGCTTGCCCATGTACTTTGCCCACCATGTTGCATCATCAATGCTGGCTTTCATATCGGCATAGTAGGCATCATCAAAACCAACACCATAGTCATAATTAAAGTTACTGTGTCCGTTCTCATCCACCGCAGGAATCACCCGGAATCGGTACTTTGGGTTGTCTGCATACTGGTTCTGGATACGCCCCAGAGGGTCAAGCACGTTCCAGCGTGTACCGACCATCAGCTCTAATGCGCCTTGCTTTTTACGGTCTTTCAGCTGGTTCAGGTAGGCATCGTACTTGTTGTTCAGACGCTCGACGTTCAGGCTTTCCTCCAAGTCCTCGATCAAGTCATCGCTGTATAGAACGCCACCCTCACCAATTTCAACAGCGCCAGTCAACGTACCGCCAATAGAGCGACAAGTCAGGGTTGGGAAACGCTTCTTTCGGTTCAGGTCAACACTTTCGTCCTTTGCACTCTTGTCCACAAGCTGAACGTCAGGGAAGATTTTGCCCCAGTTGTAAGTCACAGGGTCAGTGATGATAGACAGCACTTCACCGTAGAAGCCATTGGTCAGCTTGTCGGAATGCCCGCTCATAACCGATGCAACGTCAGGACGATTGCCCATCAGCCATGTGATAAAAAATATACAGAGCGTACTTTTTCCAGTTCTCGGGGGCTGACTGACCCCAAGAAATTCTACACGATGGGAAAACAAGTCCTCTAGGTCACGAACCAGCGTCAAAAGCACCTTTCTTCGTGGCTGATAGAACTTCTTCTCCGGCGCACGATTCCATTCAAGGTAAATGCAATAGCTGTCGAACACATCTTTTGCTTCAAACAGGTATGTCCGGCCGATAATGTCATAGACCTTCGCCACGTCCTCGCCTGTTTTCATCTTGCCCATCATGGCTGCACAGATAGAGCGCAGCTCTCCAGAGTATTTGTAGGCATCGAACCGCTTGTCTTGCGGCAGGGCATCTCTCAGGTTCACTACCGCCTGAAACCAGTCCTCATAGACCTGTGCTTCTGTCGGATTCTGCTTTGCATACGCTTTAATGCTGTCAATGATGGCGATACACTGTTTTGGCTGCATAAAAAAATAGGCACCCCCTACCTGAAAATGTAAAGAGTGCCTACAACTGCACAAAAATCAAATATTCGGTTTTATTCTTGGTTGCGAACAATGCCAAAAGTTCGCTTCAATCCAGACCCGATGGTTTTCTTCACATACCGCTTATACCACGAGCATCTGTGACCCTTTCGGCATCTATAATCGCAATAGTGGCATTCACCTGTTGTCCTGCGCTTGTAAAGCCCTTTCTTCATAGATTTACCTGTTCTGTTCAGCAATCCGATACCATGTCTGGCGGGTCACGCCAAGCTGTTTGGCGGCGTCCGTGACCGTGAGAATGCGCTTTTCCACCTGTTCATGGAGAACGTCAAAGAGGTTGCGGTCATACTCGGTGGGCTTGCGACCTTTATAAACGCCTTTCTGCTTTGCCACTTCGATGCCCTCTTGCTGGCGGTCGAGCATATTCTGTCGTTCAAATTCGTTGATGGCTGCAATCATCGTCAGCATCAGTTTACCGGTTGGAGTGCCTGTATCTAGGTTTTCTTTATCACTTGCAAGGTGTACGCCGTTAGTTTGTAGCGTTTCGACCATTTCAAGCAAGTCCTTTGTGCTACGGGCAAGGCGGCTGAAATCGTGAATAAACACGGTATCGCCCGGCTGAACTGATTTAAGCATCTTCTGCAACTCTGGTCTATCCATATTCTTGCCAGAGACCTTCTCGATAAACCAACGGTCAATGTTATGCCGCTTCAACGCTTCTACCTGTCGTGCTTCATTCTGTTCGACAGTAGATACACGAACATACGCTACGTTCATTCAGAATCACTGTCCTTTTCAATTACAGTGCCTTCAACACGATAAGCACCAACGCCAATATCTCCCATGTCGGGTTCAACCACGATTCGATAATTCATAGCTTTTAGGAGTTTATAAAAGCTAGAAAGATTTAAGCTCTCATTCTTAAAGCACTGATACAAAGCCTGTCTTGAAGTGAAGCCAGCTTCATTGGCAATATAAGCTGTTGTTATGCCATACTGCTTCATAAGTTCTTTAACTATCTCTACGCCATTCGTTGAAACATTAAAAGGCTCTTTTTTTTCTGTCACTTTTTTGTATTTCCCCATTTCATGTCACCCTTTCTGATTACATTGTAAATAATTTTGTTTGGTTTGTCAATAGGGAATTTTATTTACTATCATTAGGGTCACTTTTTTATCAACACTTTTTTGTGTTAGTTTACAGCTTGTATAATTATCGTATTATCAAGTTTTACTATAAATTTCCGCCCCAATTCTAACACATTAAAGTGTCAAAGCCACTATCAAAAATGTACACTAAAACGTGTTTTAACGTACAAATTATACAAATTGGGCTGTTGACAACTATATACCAAGCGTCTATAATCTAAGACAGCAGAGCACACGATGAATCAGCCAACAACGGTAGATTTATCCTTTGTGGCATAAAAAATAGGCCGTCAGCCCCACCGTCCAAAGTAGCACTGACGACCTATTCCACCACAAAACAGAAGCTGCGCAACCAAGGGCGCAGTCTCGGTTTCTGTCAATTATTATAGCAGAAGCAGACCGCTTCTGCAATAGAAAGGAGCAAAAAACATGAACTTTCCCACGACAACCGAAGAATTTCTGAAAACCCTCGCACATGGCAAAGAGCCGACCAGCGAGGACAGGGAGTACGCAAAAGCGCTGGGTAAGCTGTCCGAACTGAACTACCGGGCAGGGTACGAAGCGGGAGCAGCCAAAAATAATGGCTGAGTTTTGTGCAAAACGTAGAAAGTGGTTTGTCAAGATGAACGAACACTAAATGTAGTGTTTCGTGGGTCTATTTTCGCTTGACTTTACTACATTTTGCGATTACACTTAATGCACCTCAAAGAAAGGAGATAAGAACATGGCAAGAAGTCCCTACATCGAAGCATACCGCCATCAGGTAGCCGTTGGCTTCACTGATCGTCAGTATGAGTTGCTGGTGGAGCACTGCAAGAAGTGCCGCGTATCGCTTTCACAGGCCGTCCGAGATGCCTACCTTGAGAAGTACCCCATGCCCGATGAAGAAAAAGAATAAGACGCTCGCTAAAGTTTGGCGACCACAGCGAACGTCTTATGAAACACTCAGAGAGTATAGACCCTCTTTGGGTTATTATACCAGAGATGGCCTGCTCTCGCAAGATAGAAAGGTCAAATTTCTATGAATAATAATCTCGAAACCATCCGAATCTTCTCCGAAGATGTTATCCCTGTGTACGACACCGACACTGGCGAAAAGGTTGTGCTAGGTCGGGAGCTGCACGAGCGGCTCAAAATCAAAACTGCATACAAAGACTGGTTTCCTCGTATGTGCGAGTATGGTTTTGTTGATGGAAAAGACTATGGCTCATTTTTGAGCAATAGGTCTGATGGTCTTGCTGGGAAGCCTAGAACCGACCACATCCTGACGCTTGACATGGCAAAGCACATTGCAATGATTCAGCGGACACCTGAGGGCATGGAGATTCGCCAGAAACTGATTGACCTTGAGAAAAACGTGTCCGTCAACCAGTTCGCAGGGCTTTCTAAGGAACTGCAAGCAATCCTTGTGATTGACCAGCGCACCATGAAACAGGAGCAGCGTATTTCCGCTCTTGAGAATACTATGACCATCGACTACAACCAGCAGCGTGTGTTGAAGCGTGTCGTGAACACAGTGGTCATCAACGCTCTTGGCGGCATGGACAGCCCGGCCTACAAGAGCCGTAGCGTCTCTCAGAAGTTGTTCATGGAATGCAACCGGGACATTCAGGACTGGTTTAACGTAAACAGTCGAAACAACGTGCCAAAGAAGCGGTTCGATGAAGCTGTCGAGTACATCAAGAAGTGGAGACCGTGTGCGAACTCTGTTATGCTAGTTCAGGTCACAAACGGTCAGACCCAGATGCCCATGTGAAAGGAGAATAAATATGGTTAACGGCGATAAGTACGAAAATCTTGAAGAATACATTAGCGACACTCTGGAAAACATGGAGTGGCTTTGGAGAACGCCTGACGTTGGAGAAACCTACAATGGGCGAGTGATCGCTTGCAACGGCAAAGAGGTTGCGTGTGGCTATCTCTCCTACGAAGCAGACGAATACGGCGATTTGAGACCGCACCTGTGCGACAACGGCAAGATTGTCATGCGTGACGTTAACTATTGGATGCCGATGCCAAACGTGACCAGCGCATTGAAGAAGTAAATAACCAATAAGAAAAGCCAGTGGTTAGAGAACATCTAGCCGCTGGCTTTTTGTGTTATGCGATTATTCCTCTACGAGGTCTGCGATGGCTCCTATTGCTCCTATAAAGCTCATTTTGTATTTCTCCATTTATTTAACTGGCGTTAATAGAATTTCCGTGCTAATCGAAAGTTCGATATGATAACCGTCTTTAACGGTAACATTCTGCCTTTCACCAGCTTTTTCAAATTTAAGCACGTCGCTCACATCATCAGAGTTTGCATCAGACACCACAAATACTGTAGCTTCTTTGTTTTGATTCTCAACTTCGTATGTGCCAGCCGGAACCATGTACCAGATATATTTATAACCACTCTTGTTCGTTTCTTCTTTTCCGTAATCGCCAAGAACTTCATCAACTAGAATAAAAGAGTCGTCCTCTTTCACAGGTTCTTCCGAAGTAGCAGACGAACTTTCGGATTCTGCCTTTGCAGATGATGCAACGGATGATGTTGGTTTTTCGCTTTCAGAACTAGTCGCAGTATCCGTTTTGTTACGAGGGCTTATCAAATCCATAATAAAAGCCAATACGAACATTGCCATAAGAATTTTGAACCACAACCGCTTATAAGCTGGCTTCGGCGGCGTGTTCTCCCCACCGCACTGCGGACAGGTTTTAGCGGTAGCCGCTATCTTTGCGCCACAGTGTTTACATTTTACGAGTTTTGCCATTTCACAATGCCCCTTTCTTACGGTCAAGTATAGCACAGATTAGACCGGAAGAGGGGTCTTTTTTGTATTTTTCGGAATTTTTGGAGACTCGCACAATCGGATGGGTTTCGTTTTGTGAAGGTGGGGTGGGTGTTGGTAAGAGGAACGCCGAAAACGCCTTTTTTGAATTTTTTCTACGCGAGGTGTCGACCACCCCACCCCCGGCTCGCCCTATATACCCCAGAGGTGGAGACCCCAGCCCCAGCGCACCCGGAACGATGGCACACGACAGGCCGCACCGGGTAGATCAGGACTGTGCAGGATGCTGGATGGCGGGCAGCGTGTCCGATAGAGCACGCCCAAACGGACAAAATTATTGTAAACAAAAATGTTTATTTTTTATGTGTAAACCACTTGACAAAAGAAATAAAATTGTTTACAATATAGACAGTAAACAAACTTATTTACACCACCACAAAACAGGAGGACAAAACCATGAAAAAGGCATATAAGTGTAGTGACCTCTATACCGCCACATTTGAGGACGGCGCGTTAATGACTGGCACACTTAACCAGCTCTATGCAGCCCAGAATAACCGCAAAATGACCATCAAGCCCGTTGTGTGGCTCTGGTGCAGTGATAGCGGCCTGTATATGGTAGATTACATCTTAGAGGGCGCGGGCTGGACACTGGGCGTATTTGATACGCTGGCAGACGCGGAAAAGGCAGTGGCAGCGTTTAACGCACAGCCCGCAACTGATGTGGCGGCAATGCTCACAGAAACCGCTCTAAAACGCTTTGCCTGTGAGGTAGAATGCAAAGCACTGGGCGACGATGGCAAGCAATACAACGCTGTTTGGTGCCCCGATTATGGGCAGATTTATTATACCATCCCGGCAAAAGTTAAGGTATTAGGCTACATCCCGCAGTATAAGGAGGGCTAAACGATGACAAGAGCAGACGAACTAAACGCAGAAATCAGAAATCAGGCCGTGCGCCTGTATCCCAAGTGCGCCGGGCTTTTTGAGCTGCCATTGATGGTATACACTCAGATTGTAGCGGACAACCTGACCCGCTCCAAGCCGTACCGCTTGAGCGTTGAGCGGTGCAAAAAAATCATTCTGGCAATGCCGGAATTTGATTGATGGAGGGTTTACAGTATGATTGCACTTGACTTTACCCAGTGGGCAGCCCTCTGGTATGTGGGCGGCATGATCTCCGGCGCGCTGGTAATACTGGTATATCTTAACAACTAATAAGGAGGACTAAAAAAATGACGACATTCGAAGAAAAAGTGAACGCATACCGCGAAAACAAGCGGTTGATGGAAGAGCTTGAAGCAATGAATGATGCAATTAGGGCAGATATAATTACAATGATGCAGGGCGCGCCGGAGATGGTACAAGGCACCGCAAAAGCCATTTACAAGGATGTGCAAAGCGTCCGACTTGATAGCAAGCTGCTCAAAACGCTGCACCCGGATGTATACGCAGAGTGTAGCAGCAAAACCACCTACAAGCGCTTTAGCGTGGTATGAGGGGGTGCGACAAGTGATATTATCCTGCATCCTGTTTGTTTTTTGGTTTTTCTCGGCGCTGTTTAAGGCGTCAAAGTGACGCCACCCGGACACTTTAGCGGGGCTGCACCGTAAGGCAACCCCGCCCCAGCCCAAAAGGGCAAAAATATTTTTGCAAGTACATCTAATTGGGCTTGCAGTGTTGTATAATCTAATCACAGTTAAGGCCGGACAACGGCAGGGGGTATATTATGGATAGCACTATCAACAACATTAAATCATCTATTAACAGACAGTTGGATTTGCACAGCCAGCGCGTATATAAGGCGCTGCAAGACAAGAGCAAGCACGCAGACGGCTCATATATGTATCAATATGATCAACACGTTATGGACGGCTTGCAAATTGCGCTTAACATAATTGATATGTATACAGAGCAATCATACAACACCTCCACCCCGCCCACGCTGGCGGGGTTTTTCTTTTGCCTTGCATCTGCTGAGGGTGCAGGGCTTTTATTTTGTCCCGCTGCAATGCAGCAAAATACAAGCGTTTACAGCGGCTTTTGTCCCGTCCATGCAAGTTATACAGCCAACACAGCAAAACAGCGCACGGGGCTTTACAGGCGCTTTTCCTGTGGCTTGTCCCATTTTACAGCCGCAGATGCCAGACCGGCACAAGCGGCTATATATCACCTGCGCCACGCTAGAGCGTATCACAGCGCCGTAGCACCTCCAACGCGTGCCAGATACCACAGCCGCGCCGGGACGCTGGACAGACCAGCACAGACCGCCTATTATAATAAGGTATATAAGAGTGCAGAGACGCACCTGTTATGGATCCATGCCAGACAGTGCAGCATATCGCAGACCATGCAAGCCCGGCGGGTTCTGTTCCTGCCGCCTGTGGATCGATGGCAAGTGCTTACACGCTATCAGCAGCACAAGCCCGGCGCACCTGCTGAGGGGTCAGCGTCTCCACCTGTACAGGGTCAGCCCGGCGGCGTTTCGATGCTTCTCGCGCCCGGCGGCTTTCGATCTGGCACCGGTCAGCAGTCAGGGCGCACCGGGTCAGTCTGGCCCCCTCTACCCGGCGGGGCAGTCCAGTAGCAGGGGCGCGGCGGGCGGCGCGGAACCATTGGCGGCTTTCGCCGCATCTCTTTTCGGGCTTTCGCCCGATAGCTAATAGAGATCAGCAATAGTCGCAGCGTTCCGGCTGGGATAGTCGTAGCCAATAGTCGTAGAATAGTCGTAAAGTCGTCAGATGGCCAGCCTTTGAAAGTCCTATATATCGTATAGTAACGAGCAGTCCACTGATAGTCGCAGAGTAATAGTCGTAGCGTTTTCTTGCGAACCTTCGTCAAATAGTCGTGTATTTTTTGTGTGAAATAGTCGTTCGCCTTTTAGAGAAAGAGAGGGGCGATAGTCGCTAAGTCATCAGACCACCAAAAAATCAGTATGTGTCAAGATACCTGTCAATTTTATTCTCGTCTAGCCATACCAAATTCGTATGCCAATAGTACTTATTATAACATACGCTTATATATCCTAGTAATTATCTAGGGATTATTCTACCAGAATAGTCGTATCATCTAATTCGGTCTGTTTCTGCTCGTTTTAATTCCCAGTAACACGCTATGGTATATCGTTCAATCCATAGCATTCTGCTAGGAATAGTCTATGCAACATTTTTACATATTCAACGGACTACAAAATGAAGTCAATTCTCCATGTGAAATAGTCGTAGCTGGTGACGGGTCAGATGCCACTATCCTTTTCAGGATAGATGCCGTTACCATTGGAGGTCACCCGGTCAGCGCGGTGCGCCGGACGATAGAAGGTGACGTAACGTAGAGGTCAGATTGACGGTATGCCCATATTCAGCCAATAGAACCTGACGGCAGATGATGGTAATGGTCTGACCTGCTGGCTAACGGTATAGCTTTTGAAGATAGAGGGTTGTAGGGGGAAAGAACCTTCGAAAAACATCTGGTTGTTGCTTTCAGTTGTTGCAGTTGTCGTACCATTTTGGCGTGGGGGCCTCAAACAATTTATTTGTTTGAGGGGGGAGTTAGGGGGATTATAGGGGGTAATAGGGGTTGTAGGGGAAAGAGGGGGAAGAAAGGGGGGAAGATTGGTATACCATGATACCAACGCATACCATTCGTATCAACTGGTACGATTCGTATCACTTGGTATGCAATAGTCGCATCCATTTGCATTCAAACGCATCACACTGATAGTCGCAGCCATATCAGCCCAAACGCCACTCGATCAAGACGGCTCCTGCTCAAAATCAGACCTTGCCGTTTTCTCTCGATAAATAACAGACGAAAAAACACGGAATAGCCGCAGAGGGTAGTTTTACCACCTGACACCATTCCATGCTTTCTGATACAGCAGTTTTGTAGTCGTATGAGCTAAGATTAGATATTCTTGGCTTCTCTTGCCTTGCGCAGACGCTCTGCCAGTGCTTCACGCTGCTCTTCGCTGATCTTACGAGTGACAGGTGACCGGAACTTCACAAGACGCTTCGGCATCAAATAGGTCTTAGATTCCTTGCACCGCTTGGCAGACAGCTCCGCCATAAACTTGTATGTATCGGGGAACTGCTCACAGAGCTTGTCCAGCTTGCGAATGTAAACCGGGTCAGCCGTGTAGACTTCTGCGGTATCCTCCGCTGCGTTGAAGTTGATGATAGTCTCACGTTCGATGTTGGTAAGTGCCATAGTTGTTTTTCTCCTGTATTTTGTGTAGTGAAAAACATTTGTGAGGTTCAGACGATAACTTTATCGCCTTGACCCTGTTATCTGTTTTTCTTGCCTATTCTACTGTGACGATTGGAGCGCAGACGCGATGTTATATGCTCTTTTGTCCAATCTGCGCAATTCAAGTCTAGTTGGAAGCAAACCACGGCAAAAGTATGCGCTCCCAAAAGGAGTTCCTTTTACTGGGCTATCCATGTGTTTTGGATTCATAAAATCTATTCTCTGGTCAAAACAAAGCATTTGAACGTCATTTTTGAAAATCTCAAATCTTGTTTTCCCTTGAATGCTATTTGCCGGAAGAAGTAATGCAAATGGTTTATTTAACTCGTATGCTCTACGAAGAACAGCGTCTTTTTTGCTAAACGGCGGATTTGAAACAAGAATGTCCCATTTTTGAGGTTCGTAATCAAAAAAGTTCTGCCCATAGTCAATATGGCTATAAATCACTTTATTCCCATTGTTTTCCAAAACACTGACAAACGCAGACCATTCTTTGTCAAACGGACACCAAATAATTTTTTCGTTCGGAATAAATTCCAAAAGAGGTCTTACGGCATAGCTTGGAGTATACTGTTCATCTCCGTTTTTTGAACTGTCAGATTGTAAATATCCTATATTTTCTGCCACAAGTTATCACCTCACATCCACACGCATTCTTTGAACTGCTGAGTCTCCATCTGAAACGTGATGTCCAGTGACCCTACGTTGCCCTCTTTGTTTTTTTCAAGCGCAAAGTGATAATGCTGCTCCGGTCTCTTTTTCGTGGTCACGTTCTGCGCCAGCAAGATGATTGCATCTGCGTCCTGTTCAATCTGTCCGCTCTCTCGCAGGTCTGCGGCAGTCGGTGGGATTCCTGCTCTTGCTGTCTCTCGATTAAGTTGCGCAAGAGCTATCACCAGCGTTCCTGTGGACTGTGCGAACTCATGCAGTGCCATGCTGATTTCCGTGACGGCACTGTATCGGTCTTTCGCTCCGGCTTGATGGATAAGCTGCAAATAGTCGATGAACACCACTTTTGCCTGCATCCTGATGGACTGCGTTCTAATCCATCCAACGCCCTTTCCGGCAGCAGAGCGGACGAACAACGGATATTTCTTGATGGCAGCCAGTCGGTCAAGCTCGTCAATGCTGACGGTCTTGTTTTTTACCGTATGCAGCGGTACGCCTAGCTGGTTTGCAATAATACGGGCGTAGAGTGTGTCAGGGTCTGTCTCTAGGCTGAAATACGCCACTTTGCGTCCGTTCTTGGCTATTTCACAGGCAAGTTGCAGTGATAGAGCGGTCTTGCCAGCAGACGGTCTGCCACCGATCACAACGAAGTTGCCCGGCACAAGGTGCAAATTGTTGTCCAGCACTTTAAGCCCTGTGCTGATATACTCCGGTTTATCGTCTAGCTTGCGGATGTAATTGTCTATGCCGTCACACATCGGGATGAAATCGCTTCTCTCGTTGTGCAGGTTGATAGCTTCGCCTAGCTGTTCATAGATGCCTGTCAGGTCTGCGTATCTGGTCGAGCCATCAACGATTTTGAACGCAAGCCCTCTGGCTCTGGTCAATGCTGCCTGTTCCTTGACGATTCCAGCCCATCCAAGCATCATATCATGGGTGACGTTTCGGATGAACTCTGCGCCGAAGGCATCCAGACATTCACCCATTGCTTTCTTGCAGTTATCGTACCGCCCCATGACTTCTACCGGGTTCCATTTGTCGTTGTGTTCCCAATAACCACGAATGGCAGCGAATGTGCTTTGCAGTTCAGGGCAAAAATCTTCAATCTCCAAGTCCTGCAAAACATCAGCGTATTCCGAAAACGTAAGGACCGCTCCCAGCAGGATGTATTGGGTCTTATTTTCAATATTCACCGCAGAAAGTCTCCCTCGTCAGGCAATTCAGCCATTGTCTGCTGATAGCCACCGTTCCAGTCCTTTACGTTACGCATCCAGTTCCGCGCAGCAGCTTTCCAGTCCTTCATGGGCGACTTGCCGACCTTCCAGCCATTTGCCGTGAAGTGATCAACAAACCGCTCCGCTTCTGATTCCATGTAGCCATTATCGGCGAAGTATCCTTTGGCTTGCTCGACAGTCGGTGCTTTGAAGCGTTTTGCTTCGTTGGCATTTTTCTTTTCACATTTTTCTTTTTTATCAGATACAGAATCAGATACAGATAAGCTACCATTCGTATCAGTTGGTATGCTTGGTATACCATTTATACCATTCGTATCCTGTGATACCATTGGTATGCTTTCGTATTTTTTATCGTTCCAACGCTTGTTTATATTTTTCTTGTTTGCTTCTCGCCTACGCTTATCACGTTCTTCCATCTTCTGCACGTTCATATCATCGAACGCCTTAACAACTTTCCAGAGCATCCGCATAGCGCGGTCGTTGTCGTATGCTGGCTCAAGTCCAGTCTCAACATACTGTGCATAGTTGCGGACGAATGCTCCAAATTCCTCATTCGTAAGCTCGTTCATCGCATGAATGTGTTCCAACAGAAGAATCATTGATGTTCTCGGCTTGTGTTCCTGCTCCATACTCAGTCCTCTTTGTAGCGTTTGTTCCATGCTTCGATGGCTTTTTCCTTGCCAAATGTTACAGAAGTGCTTACCCCGCATTTTCCGCAGACAACCCAATTAGCCATGTTAATGTCAAGTGGATGAAGCACTTTTACAGTCGGTGGTTCCGCACCGCAGAATGGACATCTCTTGAGTTTTTCCATTTTTAGTCCTCCTTAAATTGGGCACTCAGCGTCAGATTCACGCAGCCAGCCTTCGCCCGGAATATTGACTATCTCATAATACTGCCGTGCAACGTAGATTGTTTTCTGCCCGTCCTCATCAATCAGACCGACAATCAGATAGTTACCAGCTGCCATAAAGAACCAAGGGTTACTCTTGTAGGTCTCGCCCTTCATCCAGTTCTTCATTTTGTTCACGGCTTTTTCAATGTCCTTGTTATGGCAGTCTGGGTTGTCGTACGCAAAGAAATCTTCAGGAAATTTAAGTTTTTTCATTTTCTGAATCCCTCTCTCGTTCTCGTAATTCGCTTATGCGCCTTGACAGGCCTTGCGCCTTTGCCGTAAGCTGGGCGGATATGTTTTGCCTTGATGTACCCGCAAGGTGGCTTCGGCCCGAAGTCAAAAAGGCTCAAGTCCATAACGATGATGCCAAACTTCTTGTTCGTCATGTTTACTGCTCCTTACGCATACCATTTCGGTGTTTCGTTAAAAATTTCCACACCTTCTGTAAAGCCAAGCCTGTCTAAGGTTTCGCACATAATGCCATCCATTACGCCATGCACACGCTCCTCATCATCTCCGTATGCTCTGTACGCTTCTCGCATAGCAGCCGTAAACGAGTCAATCATATCTTGCGTAATAACGATACCGTTCTCCATAAGCCCTCCTATAACATCGGAAACGTCATCCAATGCGTTACCGTTACATCTTTCGGCAGTCTCTCGCCTATCTCATCCCAGAACTGACCGTCTGCATAACAGCCAAGAAAGTACGCTGTCGGCGAGATTCCTTGCAACAATTTTCCATCTTTATCACGCCACGTTTTCTTAGTCGCAAGCAACAAAGGCTGCGTCCGCTCTCGTGGCGGTTCGCTTGCTGGATGCCAAAGTGCGTTACTCATAACCTGTTCTCCATCAAAGAACCGCAGTTCGGGCAGTAGTTGTAGCGGTCTCGGTTGTTTCTCGCATGGCAATTACTGCACATGAACCTCGTCTTATCTTCGTCTTGCGCAATCCATTCAGCGGTACGTTCTAAGGCTGTTGGGGCATCTTCCACAACTTCAATGGCATCGCCAATACCGCAAGCACTGCATCTAACTCCATTGTAGTTTTCGCAGCCATCGCAATATGCTTTCTCGATTCTTTCGATAAGTGCGCTTCGTTCAAGGTATTCTGGATAATTAGCCATTGTCTTTCACCTCGATTGTTGGCGCAGTGTCGATGTAGTCAAGCACATCGTCTAGCGCATAGCCCATGTAGGCGTACTCGACAGTAAACTCTTGCTCTAATTCCTGCATCCATTCTTCAATGCGTTTCCGTAGTGCATTGGCATCAATCGGTCTGGCTCTCATTGCACGTTCTCCCTTCAAATCGTGTTATCAACACTTATAACCATAAACACTAAAGATGATTGCAAACCCAACGAGAAAGAAAAGAACATTGACTGCTACAACCGCAATGGCTTTTAAGATTACGTTGTCTATGTATTCGTCCAAAATGCTAAGAACTATATATTTTTCGACCAAATAAATCGGAAAAACGAGCACAAAGCCAATCATTGTCGTCAAAACAAAACCGAGTACAATTTCAAACAAAGACATTTTTCTTTCTCCTTTCAATCTCCGTCCCACACACCGTCAGGACGCATCTTTGCAAACGCCAGCAGACCGTACAAGGCACGTTTGGCGTTGCCCTCTGTGGCGTTCCAGTAGTTGCTGTCGTCTACATCGTCGCCTAGTGCAGAAATGGCTTTTTCAAGCATCGGGATGCTCTCTGCGCCTGTCTTGCCGTAGATGGAGCGGATGCCGTTCTCACCAAACGCTTCCGGTCGATAATAGAAGTGACCGTAATTATAGGTGACGTTGAGCCACAGCTCTTTTGTACCGCCCATAGCACGCATACCACCTGCGATAAAATGCGTACTATCCGCTTTGAGTGGTTTGTGCGTTACGGGGTCGCACAGCGAAATATCATAGCTCATACTCGTCCAGCTCCTTTTTGATTTGCTGGCGTTCAATCTGTTTCAATCTTGCCTTTGCCAGCTTGCGGTTGTCAGCCTTGCGAATAGCCCAGTTGTTGCGGTGGTTTGCCCACGCTGCAAAATAGTGACTGTATTCGCTTTGGTCGTACCAGCCCTTGCCAATAAGTCCTTTATAGGTCTGCTGACGTTTCATCTTTCTTCTCCCATTCCTTGCATCCACGTTCGTCCCACACGAAGTCTGCAACGTGTTCTGACTGGTCGTTCACGCATACGCCCTCCGGCTCTGCGTACCATTTGCAAGAGCCGCAGGACGGCTCAGATTTGTTCTCACAGGATTCTGCTGTGCATCGGATTGCCTTGCCAGCAGAGAACTGCTTGATACCCATGCAAGAGCAATGTTCGGTGGTGCAGTAAACATCCATTATATCTGCCCTCTCTTTCTTCTTCTGTTGGCATTGAACCGTCCGATCACTCGTTTATACTCCTCGTAGCACTCCGGGCACAGGTCGCCTGTGTCCCTGCGCCACGCCCAGTTATTGAAATATTCGTCAGGGTTCATCATCCTACCGCCCTGTACCACTCCGCAGCGGTCGCATACTCGCTTGTGGTAGATTCCTCTGTCAGTCTGCATTAGTCGTCCACCTCTCTGTACTCCACTTCAATCTCCTTCGGCAAAGCCGTCTGGTACTTCTGGGCGAGCTGTTCTGCGCTCTGGGCATCGCCCAACGGCTGTTCAGGCGGCGCAACGGTGACTTCCACGTTGTCACGCATACCAAAGTAGTTCTTGGCTCGGAAAATCCACTCTGCCGGGTTCTCCTGACCATACATACCGTTGTATGCCCACATGGACTGCATTTGCAGAATCAGCTTCAGGATGTACTTCTGTTGCAAGCTGTCGTCACGACGTTTGCCTGTCATAATCTGTCTCAGGCTAGGCCATTCGATGCCCAGCACCAGTGCAATCCATTCCACAACAGGGGAGATTCTGGCTTCGATGCAAGCGTCAAAGAAGAAGTCAAGGCGTTGCTGCACTTCAATCGGGTTGTTCATGTCCACGCTCGGAAGGTCTCCAAAATACTTGGCCGCAATCATGCCGATGACCTTCTTGTCCTCTTCATCACCGATTCTCGATTGCAAATCGCCTGTGTTCAGCATCTTAGACCTCGTGATTGCTAACTCCTGTTGTTCTTTCACCTTTTTACTCACCTGTGAGCGGATAGATTTCCGCTTGTTAAGCATCTGTTGTTTCTTCTTTTCACGCTCTTTCTCACGCTTCGCAGCGGCTTCTTCTTTCGCCTTTTGCGCCCGCTTCTCACGCTTTTTCTTTTCAGCTTCGGTCAGCGGCGGTCTGCCACGACCACGCTTCGGGGGTGTTGCCATGTATCAGGCCTCCTTTGGCGGTTCAGGAAGATACGCCCAATGAGTCACATCTCCAAATACAATGTACTCGTTGTGCTCTTGCCATAATCCGTCATAAGATAAAAATGCAATTTCAATGCCGAACTTTTCTCTTTTTACGAGAACTTCTTTGTCTTTTTCGGGTAAAACTTTTTTGGCATCAAACCATATATTGGCGGGCTCAGATTTTTCCAATACGTTGGCTAAATCTAAAAACACATCTCCAATGCTACTTCTGATTTGTCCTTGTATGTATACGATGAAGTTTTTGCTATCTAAAAACGACTTTGCTTCATTCTTTTTGTCAACACCAACAGCTTTCCACGCTGCAATGATTGGGTCAACATCAACCAGTTTCACACTCTCACCTCTTCATCTTCGTTTCAATGTTATCTAGCTTCCGCGCAATCTGCCAGACGGAACAGCAGTTGTCCAACTGCCGCCACCAAGCGCACTTTTCTTTCTCGCAGATGCACCGACCAAGCGGATTGCTGGTTAGCTTCATCGGGCAGTAAAGTTCGTTGTCCATTGGTTATTCCCCGTTCATTTCATAACATTTGCTTTCGTTATCGTTGAGTCCCAAACACCAAGCTAACTCGGAAGCAATTTTCTGATAAATGCCTTTGGCGTTAAGCTCAGTTTCGGATTTCGCACAGCCGCTATAAAGACCATACAGAAAAGCTAGTCTTTCACGCCCTACCATGTTAATTTCCTGAATCATCATTTCCACCCCATCACAACAGCCGTACAAACGACCAGACACACGTTGACGAACGCCCAGACGAACATTGCTCGCTGTTTTTCAAACAGGCTGTTCGCCATGTTCTTGATTGTCCGTTCAGACTGAACTACTACCGCCAGCAGGACTAGGCAGACCAGCCAGCGAGTTACAAATTCAAACATTGTTATCCTCCATCAAATCGTCCATGCTCAACTGACCGCTGATGTTGCTATCTTCCATCCACCAACGGAAAATGCCCATTCCAGTTTGCCAGTCGCACGGCAAACCTTTTGCTTTTCTGGTATCGAGCATTCGTTCAAACGCCGATATGTACATTTTCTCGTAGGCAGGCCAACGCATAAACTCGCGCTGTCTGCCCCCCCCCCTACCAGCCATAGGGCATCCGATGCAACCGACGCGTTTTTGCCCCTCGCAGTACAGCGGATTTACAGGAAGATGTTCCGCGTGAATGTATTCCCAAACATCATCGTCAGACCAATCTACAATAGGATTGACGGTCATTTTGCCCTTGAGGTTGCAGGTCTCAAAGAGTTGCCGCTTTTCATCATTGTCTCCCATCAAGATGATTCGCTTTTCCTTGTCACGATGGCTAAACTCCATCATTCCACGGTTTTTCTTTCTGTTTACGGATTCAGACCAGCGGACACCTGTTGCAATGAATCGGTTTTTGCCAGTGTTCTCTTTCAAAACAGCACAGCAGTACCGCACAAGTCGTGTAGGCGGCATCAGCTTTTGCGGAATCAGTGTCCACATGGACACAGGTTTGTCCTTGTATCGTGGCATGACGATGGAACATTTTATTCCACGTTCTTCCATCGCCTTGAACTGCTCACGGATGAAATAGACCGTCTCTGGCGCATCTGCTGTGGTATGGCTGTTGATCACTTCAAAGTTAATTCCTGCACGTTCAGCCAGAGTTACAAGCACTTGTGAATCCTTGCCGCCAGAGTATGTGACCATGAGCGGTTTCTCGTACCGATGCTCAGATAGCCGTGCCGCGTCCTGCAACCGTGCGATGGCAAGCTGTTCCTTATCCATTAGCTCCACCTTTCTCTCAGCTCTTTTTCGACCTGCTCCGACTTTGCTGTGATGTAATCTGCAAACTCGTCAGGGGTCATGCCCTCTTCTTTGAACTTGCCGACCATCTCCCAGTACCTGTCACCAATGCGGATGATTTTCTGCACCTGTTCATCGGTCAGGTCTGCATCGCACCGAAGATTCTGAATCAGTGCGCCCCATGTGGCAGTGATGCCATCCAGAGCCATGCGGAATCCGTACAACTGGTTCTGTCGGGAGATTTTGCGGAGGTTGGCTGACATTGCCTGTTTGCCAGACGATGGGCGGTTTCTGCGCTCATTCATGTGACTGCTCCTTTGCTTCAAGGCGAGAGAGCCAACGCTTGCGTTTAGCGTCCTCAATTTCACGCTCTGCGTCCCAAAATTCGCTTTCAGATTCGATGTTTGCGCCAAACCAAGAATCGAACAGGGCATCAATCGCATTTGTCACATCTGCAATTTCTTCTGTCAGATTTGCTTCGCACTCTGCAACGCTCTTCGGTGTCGGGTTCGTACCATCCAACGCACGGCGCAACTTCAACGCGGCCTGTGCCAGTTCAGATGCTTCTTCTGCCAACTGCGCCAAGATTTCCGTCTTGGGCAGAATGTCTGAAACTTTCTTGCTCACTTCTGTTCTCCTTTCAGCCAGTCGTTCAGCTTTGCCATGCAAGAGGGGCAAAGGACGAACGACCTGTCTGGCGAGCATTCATAGCCACGTTCTTTGATTTTCACTTTTCGGATTCCGTTCACTTCGCCGTGCCACGAAAAGCACTCGCCGCATCGGTCGCAAATCGCGACCTCAATATCATCGAACCTCATTCTCTTTCTCCAATCTCTTTAGCAGCCCATCCACGTCATACCGCCAATGGACACGCAGCCTTTTTGCTTTTACCTCTATCCCCTCTTGCTCTGCCCACTGCCAAGGGATGCTCTTGCGGCTCTCGTTATAACGGAACGCCAGAACCTTGCTGGCAGGGATTGCAAAAGTGCGGTTGACCGCCCTGTAATTGACTATCACATGGGCGGTCTGACCGCTGTATCCCATTGCTTCGACCATGTCTGTGATGTGCTTTTCCTTGCGATACTTGCACTTCGTCTTGTCGTACTTGCCGAACACCTTTTCCAGAGGGATAGAGGGCGTTTCGATTGTTTTCAGCTCAAACAGATGGTTCATCGGATGACGATACACAAGGAAGTCGCAGATGTTGTCGATGGAAAAGGACAGGTTTTCGTTGCCACCGTAGTAGGTGGCAGCACTGTCTTTCAGGCGGTAGCACCACGCATCGGATGGGACGGATGCTTTGAAGTCTGCTTCAAACTGTTTGCCGGTGTTCACGCATTGGCCTCTGGCGGTTCAGGGATATATCTCCAGCAACGAATTTCTTTAGTTTTAATGTCTCGTCCACTATAACCTCGCTCCAAAATTGTCCAAGATTTGTAGTCTGAATCATAACATCCAACTACTGCTTCTTCGTGAAAAATATTTTTTACCACAAACAAAACTCTTTTCAGACATGGCGGAAGTTCTTTTTCCGGGTCAATCCATTCTTTTTGATTATTCATCCTCGTTCACCTCTAAATTCACTTCCGAGAAACCGCTTCTTGCCACGTTCCCGGTGCTTATCCTCGTAGTCACGGTGGTATACGCTCTGGCTGTGGTTCAGCTCATACACGAATGCCTTGCGCTCCTCGAAGTCTTTCTTCTCTGCCTTGTACTTCTCGCAAGTGTCGTGGCAAGCTTGGTGGCGTGATGTGCAGTTGAGACAACAGGTAATCATTCCAATTCACCCCCAAGTATCTGCCATAGCTTTTGCAACGCCCGGAAAAGTTTTTGCACGGCTCTTTGCGCGGTCAGTGGTAAACATGCCCTTGTGCTGTTCACTATGCTTGTGCGAGTAGGAACCAGACGGGCACCATGTCGCGGTAGGTTCTACGATGTTTGTCGGGTGCAGCGGCGGTACACCGCGTTCCCACAGTAGCGTTTTCTTGCTGTAAGGATGTCCGTACTCGTAGGGCTGGATTGCCTGCGTAGGCTTTGGGTAATCAAAAATCTTGCTGGGGGTAGGATTCTCAATCACCACTTTTTCGCAATCTGCCGCCCACACGGCAAGAAAAAGCGCCTTGCCGCACAATCCCTCATAATACCGGGAAAGATTGAGCTTTCCTCCCTTGTACAGGTGTCTTGCTCCCGCGTTGCTCGTCTTTGTGCAGGGGACAAATGCGATAATCATGTCCCAGCGGGGCACGTCATGCACGGTTCCGTCCATGGTCACGACCTGCCCTCCCTCGATAGCCTTTAGGCAGTCACCGAGAATATGCCATTCTGGATGTTCGCCGGACGGCTCAATCAGGTCGCAGGAATAGGCTTCGTGACCTTTCGCCCGGAATGCTTTGCAAACTTCCTGCGATTCCTCACAGGCGACTAAAACTTTCATCTTTCCAAACGCCCGTCCAGCCAGATAGCGCAGCTCTTATATAAGGTAGGTGGTCAGTGTTTATGTCCTAAAAGAGTAAACCCGATGAATCGTCAATCACAGAGAAGTCATCTGCGCTGCCCTGAGAGTAGTTTTGCGGTGCATTCCACGCCCGATCGGCGGGCTTGCTGTCAGACTTGCCACCGCAGAAGTCAACCTTGTTCGCCATGATTTCCGTTGCGGTGCGGTTGTTCCCCTGCTTGTCGGTATACTTCCGGGTCTGGATGCTACCAGTCACCAGAATCAGGCTACCCTTCTGAAACCACTTGGAAACGAATAGTGCCGTATTACCAAATGCGGTGCAGTTGAAGAAATCGGTTTCCTTTTGACTGCCGCTCTGACGGTCGCAAGCAATGCTGAACGCACAAACATCCTTGCCAGACTTCGTAACCTTAGCTTCGGGCGTGTGAACCAGACGCCCCTGAATTGCGATAGAGTTGAGCATTATTTAGCCCTCCTTCGGCTGTTTCTGGACACAGTCCCAACACAGGACGCGCCCAAATCGTTTCTTCGTGCTTCTTGCGGTTTCCAGCGGAGTGACGGTGCGGTTGTTATACTGAATAGGCTGCAACTGCTTTCCGCAGCAAGCGCATGGGGGGATGGTTTCCGCTTCCGTTTGCTTCTGCGCAGGCTTGCTTGCCCTGCTTGTGGTCTGCTTCTGGTACTCGTCCGTGTCAGCGTCTTTTGTATCGTCAATGCAGAACAGACCGTTCAGAGCGTACTTTCTAGCGTAGCTGCTTGCAGTACCGGTAATCTGCGAATCGTCCATACCCTTCTTAAACTCAGGCTCACGAGCGTATGCAGTCACCGCGTAGGTGGCACCATCCTGCGATTCAACTGTTGCGGTGGCTTCGATGTAGTGCCAACTGTCAACAATAACAGGCTTGTCGGAAAGCCGCAGCACAAGGCTATGCGCTTTCAAGATGGGTTTGACCGCTTCGAGAATGTCCTCGCAGGAACGGTACTTGTAACCACCAAATTTGTTCATCTGCCCTTTGGGGGCTTTCAGCTCTGACTGAACAGCCATCAGAGCTTCATGGATTTTGCTGTTATCCATCAGTTGCTCTCCTTCCTCGCTTCTTTCCTCGCTTTACGGCAAGCCGGGCAACGCTTAGGCAATGCCATGTTATGCGATTCAAAGAAAATGCGCTCTGCGCGAGAAATCTCGAACGCTTTTCCGCAGTCACGGCAAGTTCTCTGAACGCTCGTGTTAGAATCGCACGATGCCTTAAATTCTGCTTCTACGATAGCTTGCTGCTCTGAAACAGAATCCATGTTGCTTCTCACAAATCTATGCTTCGGCGCATAACCGTTCTTTCGTAACGTATCTTCAATCACTGCTTCCTTGCATTTCGCGCAGAGCGTTTCGGTGCTGTTCTGGAACACCGAAAAAGGCTTATTGCACTTTTCGCAGTGCTTAATTTCTTTCTTGTATTTGCCCATTTTCTTTCCTTTCTTTGGCTTCATTAGGCTTAATTGTTCTTGCTTCGGCTTAACTTGGCTGTACAAAATCAACCAGCCATCAGGTCTGCCAACTGTGCGCGGAGGTCTTTCAGCTCCGCTTCCCTGTCCTCAATCTCAGACTGTAAGTCCTCAATCGCTGCCAGCCGGTCAGCTTCTTTGGCTTCTGCTTCCTGCTCACGGGTTAGGAAATACACGCCGTCCTCCGGTTCGGTCACACCACCGAATCTGTCAAGGTTAATCATCTTTTGGTCTCCCCTTCTTACGTTCCTCTTTGATTTGCAGTGCGCTATACCACTGGTCTTTGTCGATTTCGATGGTCGTCCAGCGATGGTTACATGCGATGCACTTTTTTCTGCGAACGGTGTTATCGTGGTCAGACCGGCTGTCAACCGTTGTAATATTGTCGCTGCCGCACATCGGGCATTTCATCGTGCATCCCTCCACTCGTTGGTCTGGTGAGGAATGCGTTTTACTTTGCGATTTTCCTGTTCAATACGTTCATTTTCAGAGCTGACCCCAATGGCACACAAGACGAGTGCTGCGGCGAGGAAGCTACACGAAAGGAAAACGTATCCAAACATTGCTGCCACGCTTTGGCTTTTTTGGATTGCATCGCCGCATCCTACCGAAAAAATCGCTAACGCGATTCCAAGCGTACAAAGGACATTAGCTTTCAGGCTTTTCACTCTTATTACCTCCAAAACTCAGTATCCATGCCGTAGCCATTGCCACGGATACCGTGATGATTCCACGGGCAGCTGATGCTCCTACCAGAATTCCGATGTGATGCACCATCCAAAAGTTCAGCAGGAATACCGCCAAAACCACTGCCAGTGCTATGCCCCACATCAGGGCAACTTCAATAAACGCTTTCATCTTGTCTCCTTTCATTTTTTGCCATTGAAAATCACGGCTATACCATGCTTTGCCTTTGCTTTTCTGCTCCTAGCTACTCAATTCCTTAGCCTATCGTTTCTATTCTTCGCCGTTGCCGCTCAAGTCGCTTCGTCTCCAAGCATTGCCTTAGCATTTCTGAGCCAATCGTCACTATGCCGTTGCCGTTCCACGCCGAGTGCAGCACAGCCCTACCCCGCCATAGCGGTTAATTGAGGATTTCGTAGGTATATCGCCCCTTGCCGCTGTTTCTCCACTGGCCGATGCCACGCAGAGCGCCGTAGTCCAGCCATTCACGCACGACCTTCTCGTGAGAATCGTCCAGAAGAACGATTTCAAACTCGCAGGTCGAACCAGTGGGAATCTGCTCGCTGTTGGCAAGACTGACGCGCTCGCCCTGCGCTGTTTGTGCGCGGAGCGGGCGCTGGCACTCGGTAATCTCGCCGTTCACATGAATGGGAATCATGCGGGGCTGAACGAAAATCAGCCCATCAATGACCTTCTTGTAGGCCGTCAGCTTGCCGCTTTCGTTCACGGCCTTCTTCTTGCCAGTTTCGGTCTTGCCGCCGATACGACCCAGCATACCGCAAGAATCCTTGAAGAAGCCCTTGATCTGGTAGTCATACAAGATGGGTTCGCCGTTTTCGTTCCGGGGGGGGAAAATCGTCATGCCCTTGTCTGCTACTGCGTCAGCGCCCAGAGCTGCCACCTCGTCCTCTATGGTGTTTGCGTCCGGGGACTTGCTGGCGATGAACTCGCGTGCAATGTTCTGGTTGCTAGGCCATGTGCCGAGAACTGCTTCGGTGAATGTGATTCTTCCCTTGATTTTTTTCATTTTTGCTCACTCTTTCTTTCTCGATGCGTTCTAGCCGGTCTTTCTCCCGGCTGTGCCAGCGAATTTCTCGCTTTCCGTAGTATTTACCGTTCATCAGGGGCCTTCACCTTTCCCTGTGCAAGTAAAGTACTGTAATGGCCGTAGCTCATGCCATATCGTTTTGCGGCATCGTTCATCTGTCGCACGGTATACTTTGGAGGCTCGTGCTTTTGAGGTTTCGCACGCTCTAGCTCCTGCACATCCCAAGTAATTTTGAACTCACCAGATGCTTTTAGCTCATTCAGCTCTTTTTGCTTTTTGGCTTTGTACTTTTTGGTCAAAGCCTTGTTTGCATCTGCTGCACATTCAGGGTGATACTTCTGAGACCAGACCTTCCGAACCATTGGCTTCTTGCACCAAGCGCATAAAGCTGGTTCCGGCTTAGCCTTGATTCCTTTCTTTATAAGAGCCTGCCGTTCTCTGCGAACAATGATTTTACATTCTTCACAGTATTTCTTGCACGGATTTACAAGGCCAAGAAAGACACCGCAGCGCTCACAGTACTTTTCTTCCACGCTGCATCTCCTCTTTTAGCCTGGCTTCGCGATTGTGGCGTTCAAAGCACTGATTGATGGTTTTCTCCATCCAAAGCACCTTGTTGGCATCGTTTCTGGACACGCCAGCTGCCATTGCCAGCTTCAGTCTGCGCTTGCGGCTTTGCGCCTTGCGAAATTTCGTCACCAGCACTCACCAGCCTTTTTAATGATGAACGCGGGCACGTTTCTGCCGGTAGCCCGACACAGGCAGACGCACTTGGCAACCCAAGTATCAAAAGAAGCAGAAGAAATGCAGCACGTTGCATTTCGCTTAAAACTTTCATCATCCGGTTTACTAAGCCAAATAGAAACCGCCTTGTAGCAGTACGCTTCCGTGACTCTGCACCATTCAATGCTGTACCCATCCAAGCACAACTGCTCCATAATCTTCATTGCCAGATGCTTCGCTTCGGCAATTTCATCTTCTGCCCACTTGAGCTTGTCTGCTTCGTAGACCTTGACCGCTTCGTCAATGGCAAATTTCGCATCGTCCGGGTGCTCAAGGTCTACCTTCAATGTCAAAATCTGTTCCATGTTCAGTCCTCCTTCTGCTCAATCTCCAGAATCTTGCAGATGCTCTGAATAATCTTCTCCGGCTTTCGCTCACCACGAAGAATCTTGTAGAGGTACGAATCATCAAGGAACAATCCAGTATCGCTTTGAACCGCTTGAATTAGCTCCGTTTGTTTCATGCCTCGCTGCAACAGCTTCATCTTCACTTCTAGCTCAAAGCCAGAACGGAAGTTTTCTTTCAAAATTCCACCTCCATTTGCTAAAATCTATTGACAAGTACGGAAAGCTGTACTAATATAAGGGTGTAGAGAGTTTATATTGTACAGTGTTCTGTACTGCCCATGTCTGTATTATAGTACAGGCATCTGTACAAGTCAACTCTTTTGTACAAAATTCTGTGCATTTGTATACTTGCACAAATATGGGAGTGTTCTTATGTCGGACTTGTACAGCAACATCCATGCACTCTGCGAAAAAGAGGGAATCAAAGACGGAACTCTTTGTGCCAACATCGGGATTCGCCGTAGTTTTCTTTCCGAGCTGAAAGCCGGGAGAACCAAGAGCCTGTCCGCAGAGGTTCTTTCTAAAATTGCAGCCTACTTCAACGTATCGGTAGACTACCTTCTCACTGGCGAACAAAAAGAAAACCCGCCCCAGCAGCCGCAAAGTGAAGTCGATGCAGCAGTGGAGCGGATTAGAAAAAAACTTGAATCTATGCCGAAAGAACAGCGTGAAGCTCTGATGAACCTGATCGAGAAGATGTGAGGTAAGCCCGTGTATTACTTGTTGTGCGGCTGCGCCTTTTGCTTTTGGTTCATGCAGGCCTTGTTAAAAGGCAATGACCGTGTGCTATATGGCAACAGCAGAAAATATCGTTACCGTAGAAACCGAAAGAAGAAATGGTTCTGACCCGGTAAAATAAAAATCCCTTGTGCCGGGCTGGTGTAGCTCTGCGCAAGGGGTTTTCTGTTATTCCAGGTCTAAGGCTTGCTCTGCTGCCGGAATCTTATCAGGGTGTTCCAACAGCCATGCGATAAACCTGTCAATCTTAGCTCTTTCTTGTTCACTCATTGTGGCATATCCTCCCGATCGGTAAGTTCGGATGTTCATTTGATACGATTATACACCTTTCTGTTGTACAGTCAATATCATTTTAACAACTTTACTGAGGTTAAATGATTTTTCCATCCGTTACTTTGTATCAGGGAAACCAAAAATTGCAATGACAATGATTAAGAGCCACATTAAGTTTAAGTTACCCTTTGCTTTGTAACATTCCGTTGAGCATGGAACGAAAGGGGTTATTCGGTAAATCGTCCAGCACATCTGCTTTGACAAGAGCGTTTGTGCTGATGCTGTGCGAAACATTGTTTAGCTGCACAATGGCATCGTCCAAGTCCTTCACGGTTGCCATTGACTGGAGGAAAGTTTCCACTTCTTCAAGAACGACAGGGTTCTCGGCTTTATAGAATCCATTCGTAAAGTCCATCTTCTTCTCCTTTCACAGTTCCACAAGCTGTCCGTCAATGCGTTCAATGCTATCTGCCGGGTCGCGCCCATCGTCTAAGGCGGCTACGGCACGCTCCAGGATTCCTTTTGCTTCGAGGTAAGCATCTTTATCAGCTTCGTACCCAGAAAGGCTCAGGACAAGCTCCAGCGTCCGTCTGCGGGCGTATGGGACAATCAGAGCATCTACAGTTCGGTTCATTAGCTTTCCTCCCATGGTTCAGGTGTGTGTGGCTGCCCATCGGTAACGCTGGCGGGCATTCCATCGATGATCGGCATACGTTCATGGTTCCAGATTGCAGTTTCTTTCATTTTGTGTTTCCTTTCTATTTGGAATTTTTTGACAATACAGTTATAACACAGGCTGCTGTTGGTTCTCCATAGCAGCTTTTTCCATTTTTTGGCTTGTCGAATCCAGCAGTTTTGCAGAATTTTGTTGAAAGGGCGTGAATTTATGGATGAGTATTTGGTAAAAACGGCCAAAGCATTAGAGATGGCACGGATGCGTTCCGGCTTAAGCCAACAGAAATTAGCAGCACGAATGGGCGTGAATCGTGGCACGATTGCCAACTGGGAGCAAGGTCTGGCAGCCATTTCCCTGCCAATGGCTATGCGCTGGTTCACCTGTTGCGGCGTATCGGCGGCTCGATACATGGACGCTTGCATTTATCCTGGACTGCTGGAGCATCTGGAAGGCGACCTTTCCAACATGGAAAAGCGTCAGATTCTCATAGATGCCATGGTGGAATGTTCTTCCTACGAGATAGATGCTTTGTTGTACATCCGGTACGGAGATCACGGTTCAGACCACATGGGCGTGCTGACGGAGGTTCTGGCAAACCTCCATACGCCATTGAAGGACAGGGTCTCTGTTTGCCGGATGGTATCGGGCAATTACGAGATAGCGCAAGCTACCGGAACAGACCCAGACCCGAATGGAACCGCCCCGAAGATGGAAATACTCTATCAGGCGCAAGATGCCGGGACGGAAGCCGCTATGAAGTCCAACGATTCTTATACCGTGAATCCGAATAATATAAGCGGCTGATTGTCGAATTATCAAAGTTTTTAAGGAACATTCTGTCCACTTTTTGTACACCTATCGGGCAAATCTACCTTGTCATTCCGTCCCCCATAGGCTATGAACCGACAATATTTGCGCATAATAAACAACGAATTAGCGCTAATTTATCGTTTGCGATTAAACAACTTGTCAATCCGTCCCCCATAATACCGGCTCAAAAGTTTTTCATTCACATTTTGTACACGTTAGATAAGACTAATCATTGCCGGAAAGACTTTATTCAGCAAATGAAAGGTTTAGTTATCCACAAGCTGGAATGGAAAAACAAAGAAATTGTTGAAAATTATCGTCATCGCTTATTTAACGATGATATTTAACCTCTTGTTTATTTCTTGTTTAATATATAATAGGTAGATGGGGGACGAAATGACAAAGCATGGGGGACGTTTTGACAAGTCATGGGGGACGTTTTGACGACCCTATGGGGGACAAAAAGACAAGCCACGGGGGACAGAATGTGTTGACTTGTCCCCCAATCTGTGATATACTGCTTTTAAGCTAGAAAAGGAGGCGAACAGATGCAAAAAATATCCGACAACAACCTTGTTGAAAAAAGCAAATCCCTTGTGTGGGCGAAGTTCAGGGACTATACGGCAGGCGAACTTCGGTTGCTAGAGGTTTACTTGTCAAGAATAAATCCGAGAGACCCAAGCAGCAGCCGTGTGGAGTTCACTTTGGCGGAATACAGGGAGCTTCTTGGACTGAAAAGCCTTGATGCACGAAGGATTGAACCGCAGATCAAGCACTTCTTAGGCAATACGGTGTCGATTCCCATTGACAAAGAGAAGGGCACGTTTGAAAGTTTTGTTTTATTCACAAGGGCAAAGCTGGACTATGTGCCAGAAACAAGGTCTTATGTTGTGGCAATCACTTGCAACCCTGACCTTCGCCCTATCTTTTTTGACATTGCTGAAAGCGGGTACGTTCGGTATCGTCTACGCTACACATCACGGATGAAATCACAGTACAGTATTCTGCTTTATTCGATTCTTCGGGACTGGATGAACATGGACAGCAAGCCGCATGAAATCAGTCTGAAAAAACTGAGAGAACAGCTCGGTGCAATGGAAGCGAGCTACGATGTTTACAAGAACCTTCGCAAAAGAGTGCTTGACGTTGCAGTAGACGAGATCAATGCTGTGTCTGACATCGTGGTGACCTATGAACCGGTTCTTGTGGCACGAAAGGCTGTGGCAGTCAAGTTTAAGCCCAAAATTAAAGCGTCTGAGACGTTGATTGAAGCTCAGGCAAGCGAAGTATCGGCTGAACCTCAAAAAGCTACCAGAAAGCCCCGCAGAAGCGGATACGAGGATTTTGACTGGTCTGTGTGTGACGAACTGGAAAAGCAGGACTGCGTTGACGTGGCAAAAGTGGTTGAGAAGTGGATGAAGAAAGAGCATCCAGAAATCAAGCTACCAAGACGCAGAGAAGCGGTTTACGACACGGTGAAGGCAGCGTATAAGGATATTTTGTCTTTGGATAGGTCTCCGTTCCCGGACAGACCTGTTGGCTATCTGATTAGAAGCGTGGACAAGGCTGGCGTTGTGGATAGGTATATGCCGGCGTTCTATTCCATCGAAGCATTGCAAAAGTAGCCAGATGCAGCACATTAAGCAGAAAGGAGCGGTATGAAGAAGCAGGAAATTGTGTGGTATTCCGTTAAAGATGATGGGATGCCAAAAACAGAAATCATTGAAAGAACGAAAGGTCTGTTCTTGTGTTCGGTAAAAACGGTCTATCTGAAAGATGAATCTATAACGGCAACAAACACAGTCGCAGCGTTTATTGAAAAGGGCGAGTTTGTAAGCACATCGTTTCAGAGGTTGAACATTTCTTCGTGCGATTGCTTTATTGCAAGAGTGGAAGCGTGGGCAGAAATGCCGATATACGAATAAAGAAAGAGTGATAAAATGGCAAAAATTATAGCTGTCGCCAACCAGAAGGGCGGCACAGGAAAGACCACAACAAGCACCTGTCTGGCTGGTGCGTTGCAGTTGCTTGGAAAGAAAGTGTTGCTGGTGGACTGCGATGCACAGTGCAACGCAACGGACACATACGGCGCACAGACAGAGGACGTATGTACTTTGTTCGATGTAATGACCCGGCAGGGCACGGTAGAGGAAGGAATCCAGCACTGCGAAGCCGGTGACATTCTGCCGTCAGACAACGCATTGAAGGACATTGACGAGCAGCTTGTCCGGGACATTGGCAAGAACTTCCGGCTGCGTGAAGCACTGGAATCCGTGTCAGAACGGTACGATTACATCGTTCTGGACACTCCCCCGCAGCTCGGTCTTGCGCTTGTAAACGCTCTGATCGCCGCTAATAGCATCATCGTGCCTATTACAGCAGACCGATATGCGCTTGCCGGATTGAGCCAGCTTTTACAGACCATCGGTGACGTTCGCAGATACTTCAACCCGACTTTAAAGATTGAAGGTCTGCTTCTAAACCAGTACAAGAGCCGTGAGAACCTGTCCAAAGAGGTTGTAGAGCAGCTTCCTGTGATTGCACAAAGCATGGGAACAAGGCTGCTGGACGTGAAGATTAGACCGTCTATGGGCGTTCGTAAGGCACAGGCAGAGCGGCACAGCCTGTTTAGCGGTGATACGGCAAAGAGCACCAGCGCAGAGGATTTCTTGGCACTGGCAAAAATGATTGCGGAGGGGGAAGAAAAATGAGATTGATTGACGCAGACAAAGTACTGGAGCAAAACTTTTATACACTCAAGAATTACAGTAAGGAAGAAGCTGGCGCTTGGAGAGATGGAATTGCTCTTGTAAAAGAAAAAATTATAAATGCGCCTATCATCGACCCGGAAACGTTGCGGCCTGTGGCACGGTGGATTGATGCCAATGACCCAGAAAATCGACCTCAACACAAAGGAACTTATATCGTGAGCCTTTCAAATATGTTTGGAACTGTCGCCGAGAATGCTATTGCAAAATATGATGATGCCTACGATGAATGGGTTCTTTGTGATAGCCGAAAAACGGTTTTTCATGCTGACATAAATGGATACTATTCAAACAGTATGAATGCCGAACTCACGCATTGGATGGAACAGCCTAAGCCGCCAAAGGAGGATAAAAAATGAAAAAGTCCAGCAAAAAAACATCCGGCTTGTTGGGCGGGTTTGACTTCCAGCCTGTTTTTTCGGAACAGACATTAAGCCGAAGTGAGCCAAAGGAAGAAGAAGTAAGCCAAACAAAGCCGAATAATGCCGAACAAGAGCCAATTAAGCCTAGTGATGCCACAGACAGCCATGCACAGCCAAATGAAGCAGAATTAAGCAGTATTAAGCCGAAGCAAGCCAAAGACAGCGAAAGCAAGCCAAGTGATGCCGTGTTAGGCAGAGGTAAGCCGAAGAATCTGAAACAGGCAAAAGAAGTGCAGCGTTTGATTGAACAGGGCGATGTACCCGGCGCACTGGCTGAAGCTGGTTTGACAAAGAAAAAATTCCCGATGCCGGAATCGCATCAGGGTGTTGCAAGCGGTGATGGCAAGCGTTCTAAGCGCATTACCATCCTTATGAGCGAGGAAGAACGCAAGTACATCAACCGTGAAGCAAGACGGCACGGAATGACCATCGGGCAGTATGTGTACGCTCTGGCTGCTGCTGCGGCAGACGGAAAGATTGAATTGGAGGATTTTTTAGATGAATGACGTGTGGACTGATATTGGGCAGAAATATGAAGCAATGGCAAATATGGGATGCAAGCCTTATGGTTTCAAGCGAGTTCCATTAAATTTTGTGTTTGATGAAGATAAGTCGGTGAAGTGGAACAAAGAACAAGCGCAAAAGAACAACGATGATTACGACAATGAAGTTAAGCGACTGAATCAAGAAAAAATGAAGCGCAGGGATGAAATCTACGCAGAGATTTATAAGACGATTCAAGAAGAAGTCGGTTTTGGGATTTCAGAAAAGAAAGCGGCAAAAATTTGGGGGTACGCTTACGATAGAGGGCATTCAGCAGGATGGTATGAAATAATCATCAATTTGGAAGAAATTGAAGAACTCGTAAAGTTCGTATTAGGTAAAAAAACTGAGTTGGAGGATTTCTTAGATGAATGATAGTGAACGACGCCTTATTCGATTTGTTTGCGATGGTGATATGCGAAACGCGCAAAAAGCTGTTAAAATCATTTTGAATTCCATATCATCCAAAAAAGATGAGCAGTTCAAAGAAAATATGCTTCGCAAGTTGGAAAGCAAAAGAGAATTTATTGAATTGCCATATAACTTACAGCATCTTTTGATCGCAGAAAATCATTGCTATTTATCGAGCATCTGAAAAATTGAACGAAATGGGCATTCCTTATTTGCCAGCATTGATGCTTTATGGACAAAGCGGATGCGGAAAAACCATGCTGGCTAGGTATATCGCTCATAAAGCAAAACTTCCGTTTTTGAGGATTCAATTTTCAAGTCTAGTTGATTCGCACTTAGGGCAAACTCAATCTAACCTTGCGAGAATTTTTGATTATGTGAGAACCGCTCCTTGCGTTCTTTGTTTTGATGAAATAGATGCGGTCGGAATGGCTCGTGGGCAAAACGATGACGTTGGGGAAATGAACCGTGTGGTTATTGCGATTATGCAAGAAATGGATAGATTGCCGAATAATGTCATCATTATCGGAACGACAAACCGATTTGATAGGATTGACCCTGCGCTTACAAGAAGATTTCCGTTGCAATACGAATTAAAGCCGTTGTGCCGTGCGGATGCAGAAATACTTTCCAAAAGGTTCTTTGAATATGCAGGAGCACAATATGAAAACATAGCTTATGAAGACCACGTCCCCGCATCTACTGTTATCAAAGAATGTACAGAACGAATTGTAAATCAAGTTCTGAATCAAGAGGATTTCTTGGAGGATTGACGTATGATGAGGTCGAAGGAATTTTACGAAGAAAGCATTAGCCGTTTACAGAAAATGGTCAAACATGGAGTTTGCGTTCTTTTGTTCGATGCTTTTGCCGTAGCAGTTCAGAATCCGTTTATCTTTGCTGGTAAATGGGCTGCAGCACGCTTGATTTTGTCCATTGCTGTGTCTTTTGCGGCGGGATTTAGCTTTAACACGCTTGTAGATAGCAAAAGACAACTTGATATGTACAAGGCAGATATGGAATTGTACTACACAGGTTCGTTGGAGGATTGACGAATGGGCGTAACCATCAAATGCAAAAAGACTGGGCGTGAAATGGATGTCGGCTACTTCGGGTTTCATAAGCTAAGAGCAAAGATTGCTGAACTTGTTTCCCCAAAAGTTGGAAAACATTATCAGATGTATGATGGTATTTTTAGTATGACTTCTCCAGCAAAAGAACACGCTCTTAAATCGTACAATGACGAGACGGAGCGACTAATTGAAAGAAAGGAACTTTCAATTAAAATCGCAGACTTCCTTTATCAGTCAGATTGCGGAGGAAAAATACGTTATGGAGCTTGCAAGGAAATTTTGAGGGTTGTAGGAGACTATGACAATAGGGTAATCTATGGGTATGCGGGAAGAGAGAACCCTGCAAGGTTCAAGGATTTTAAGGAAATCTTAAAGGACTGCGTTGACAACAAGTGTTTTATGGTTTGGGAATAGCAATAAACCCCTGTGTAGCCGTTAAAAACTACACAGGGGTTCTTTTTTACTTATCAGCAATGCAATTCCAGTAGAGATACGCCTTGCCGTCCACAGCATCGCTGTCCTCAAGGAACGCCTTTGCCATGTCAGCGTAGAAGCCCGGAGTGTCAACGGATTGACGCTTTGCGACCTGACAATAATCCGAGTACATCATGTTCATAACTGCCCAGAAATCGTTCGGGTCACAGGTGATATTGCGCTGTTTGGCAACATCCTGTGTCTGTTCCAGCGTCCAGTGACAGCCCTTTGTGCCGTCAGCGTTCACCATGCTGTCGCACCATTCCTCCGCTTCATCGTGGGTGAGGTGCTTGCGTGGCATCTTGATGGAACGACTGTCTGCACCGCCATGCTCATACTGTCCAGACCGCTTGTCCCAGTCTCCGCTCTGCGAGAAGCCAATCTGCGGCATCTTGCGCCCATACTCTACGTCAGGGTAGCGGGGGATAGGGTGGGGGTCAATGTAGCGGTTCTCTTCCTGCGGATAGTAAGGATAACGGTCGCTGCCGTCTTCCAGCTTACGCAGACGGCGTTCCAGCTCACGCTCCCTGCGGTCACGCTCTTCCTCAAGGCGATCACGTTCCGGCTCACGGTCTTTGTCGTGGTCACGGAGCATCATCATGCGGCGAAAATTAGTCTTGCCCATAATCTATACCTCCTCAAGAAATGGACGCAGGCGCACCGGCGTGGGAACGGCAGAAGCAGCCAAGATACTTGAACGTGCCGGTGCCGGTCGCAGACGTTGCTACACGGGTAGCGTAACGGGTGCGGGTGTGGATGCTCTCGGCGGTTGCCTGAGCGCAGTTGCAGTCGGTCAGAGGGTATGCGGTCGTGCCTGCACCTATGGTAATGACCACAGGGGCGTTGATGGTGGTCGTGTCCGGCAAGCTCTGGGCAACAACAATGCAATATTTTTCGCCCGCTGCGTAAGACCCGGCAGGGATGTTGATGGTCAGGGTATCGTCGGCAAACGTGACTGCCTGACTGATGACCAAGTGCGGGCAGAGTTTGCAGCTTGTTTTGCAAGCCATAGTAGTTTCCTCCTAAAAAATCAGGGGCAGAGGTGTCTTACCCCTGCCCCGATGGTTCACCCGGTGTTATCGGGGAGTGTGTAGGTTAGCAGCAGCCGCAGCAGTTCACGCCCACGTTGGGGTTTGCCACCTGATAAGCGGGAATCGGGCGAGGATTTACCCGGTTCAGGATGGTATCGGTCTGCTGGGACATCACAGTGGTCAGAAGCGCATTCTGACGATCCTGAGAAGCGGCGAACTTCAAGTTCTGATTCTCAGCGGTCAGAGTGGCAATCTTATCCTGCGTGAAGTAGTCCATCATGCTGCGGAAATTGGCGTTGCAGTTGTCCACGATGGCGCGGGCATTGTCTGCGATAGCCTGACGGGTAGCGCAGTCCTGCTGCGCAATGGTGTACTTCAGGTCGCCGATGAGCTGCTTGTTCTCGCAGCAGCAAGATGCAAGCTGCGTGGAAAGTGCGGTCTGACCCGCCTGCCGTGCGTTGCCCTCCTGCATGATGGCGAGGCTGATGGCGTTGTCGCCGTTGGACATGCTGCGTTCCAGACCGTTCACGAGCTGTGCGTTCTGGTAGCCGAGCTGACAGATGGCGCTGTTCACGCCCGCAAAGCCGTTTGCGATGTTGGCGTTCACGCCGTTCATCTGCACCAGCTGGTCATAGCCCAGAGAGCAGATGCCGCTTTGGATGCCAGCCAGAGAACGGGAAGTGTCCTGCTGATAGAAGCCCTCCGACAGCGCCGCACGAGTATCTGCGCCGCCCTGACCAGTTGCGCCAGTGCCGACCAGATAGGGGATGTAGCTGTTCATGCCGTTGTCACCACCGTTTCGACCGTAGCCGTTTGTACCCCAGCCGAAGATGATGGCGAGGATGATAACCGCCCACAGACCTTCGTTGCCGAAAAATCCGCCGTTGTTATTGCCGCCGTCCTGCCCAGCCAGATAACCAGTTGCAAAATCGTCCATAACAAAACTCCTTTCAGTTTTGCGTTATGCCATCCCACCGCCGTGTGCGGTGGGCGAAGCCAAACAAAAGCGGTTTTTATCAAGTCCGCAAAACTGAGAAGCGTTTCGCTTAGAGGGATGCTTTACCGGGGCAGCGTCAGGTTCAGGACGCTTGCCAGCTGGTTCAGGTCGATGCCGCGCTCTTTGGCGAGGTTCTGTGCCATCGTTCGGAGCTGCGTTTCGTTTTTGCCCTGAATCAGGTTCAAGCCTTGCATGATGGGTGCGTTCTGCCCGCTCAACTGCTGGATAAGCCCCATCGGGTTCTGCCCGGCACGAGCCAGATTTGCAAGCTGCATGATGGGGCTGTGCGTAATCACATCAAACGGAGAGGACATTGTTATTCTCCTTTCTTCGCAGCGGCAGCGGACTTTGAAAAGCTCTTCTGCCACTTTTCCAGTTCATCCAGCCTGTGGACGAGGGCGTTATACTCTTCAATAGGCACATACTGCTGTGTCGGTGCAGCGGTCTGCTGTGCCTGTTGCGCCTGTATCTGCCGCCACGCTTCCGGGCTGTAAAACTCCTGCACATAGGATTCACAGGTGTCCGGGTTCAGCCGCTTGCAGTAGATCACGCCGCTGCGCAAGTCTGGGCAGTAGGTCGGTCTGCCGTACAGGTCAGACGGTATTGCCAAAAATTCCTCTCTGCTGGAAACAGGTCTGCCCAGCAGCCAACCGCCGTCCTGTACCGACTGCTGAACAGGCTGCTGCCCATTCATCGGCTGCGGACGCTGCTGCTGTGCCTGTGGCATCTGCGTGTTCGGCAGGGGAGTGGCAAGCCCTACCGTTCCCATGCCGCCGTAAGGATTGACAGGCTGCTGTGGAACGTATGGTGTTCCGGGTGTCTGATAATAGCTCATAATACATCCCTCCTATTGCGCTCAGTGTACCGCACCGGGAGAAAACGAGAGACAACGAAGACACAACGAAGGACAAAAAGCTTGATTAAAACTTGATTAAAGCTTGATTAGAACTAATACAACAAGGGCTGTTTTTAATTGGGTATAACTCGCCCGATTACAAGACGCTTGGCGTGTCTGCCGTCAAAATCAAGGCAGCCAGAGAAAGCGCAGGATTAACCATCAGGGCCTTGGCAGAAAAAACCGGGCTGTCCACTGCAACCATTCAACATGCAGAGTCTGGCAAGGCAGTCTCGAGGATGTCTACCCTCGAAAAGATCGCAGCCGCTTGCGGCGTTACCATCGCTGATTTACAGGGATGAGCCGCGCGATAAAGAAAAGATGCACCATTTGCGGCAAGCCCTTCCAAATCTATCTCAGCAAAAAAGACTGCCGGGCTTCCATGTCCCCAAAAATAAAAAAATCCCCCGATGCTCCAAACGGAACACCGGGGGATTTGCCTATCCAAGTATTTTATCAATACCTTTCAGCCGGTAGCCTATCGCCGTCCGGCTGTAATGTGTCTGTGCTGCAATGTCCGGCAGCGGGAGCCGCTCAACGTACCGCAGTAAGGCTATCTTACGGTCTACCCTCCCAAGCGGTGCGTTTTTGATGGCGGCGGTCATCCGCTGTCTGTCAAGTCCTCGCAGCGCAGCGGGCAGCACTACGCGAGCCGCCGCCACAGGCAGCACCGAGCCAGAAGGGCTGCGGGAGCTGTCCGGCGTTGCGCACCATAGTGCCAAGCACGGCAAACTGGTGACGAGTTCGACTTTTGAGGCTGAAAAAGTTAAACTCATTTACAAAAACAGCCTGTTTCAGCCATTGTTGTGCGTATGTAGTGCTTGCCATAATAACCTCCTTACTCCTTTTCCAGCGCCGCTTTCATGCGGTCAAAGAAAAACTGGATGACCGCGCCGATGGTCTCATCGGTGATGGCCCAGCTGATGAGCCTGCCGTATTTGCTGGTACTCAGGGCGGCCCGCAGCATCTTGACGACCCACGCCTTGCGCTCTGCGCCGCGTTTAGTCCCCTGAATCTCCTGCTCTGCCCGCTCGATGAGGTCAAGCACCAGAGGCTTTACCGCTGCGCCATAGCCCAGTCGGATGCAGCCCAGGGCGTAAAAGATCACGCCACCCAGCATCAGAACTGCCGCCACCGGGGCAGGGATAACGCCCAAAATGTTATTGATCGTTGCCATGTATTACTCTCCTCTCTCTTTTTCGAGGTCTGCAATGCGGTGGTTTGCCACCTTCATCTGTTCTTCAAGCACCGGGACGCGCTGGGCGAAATTGTTGTGTGTCCGGACTTCCCGGGTCAGCTCTTCCAGCTTGGTTTCGGTCACCGCCTGCTGCTTGTCCAGCTTGGCGTCCATGCTCTGGGCGGTGTGGTTGTTGGAGACGATCACGCCGATCAGGCTCAGACCGCCGGTGATAATGGCTACGATGACTGCTTCGCTCATGCGCCCTCCCGGAGACGGGTCAAGCCCTTCTTGCGGATGATTTTGGGGTAGTTGATGGTGGTGACGTTGAGGTCAACGTTGCCGCTGATGCCAGGCACAGAGCCCTTGCTGGTGTGCTGGTGAGCGTTGTAGTTAAACGTCACGTTGGGCGTCTTGCCGGTGTAGTCGGCCAGCCAGACGTCCCATCGAGAGGACAGCCGAGCCATGTCCAGCTCATACTTGTAACCGGTGTAGGTGTAGAGCTGGGCGTAAAAGCCCATCCGCTCCACCTGTTCCAGCGCGTAAGCGGTAAGATTGGACAGGTCAAGCGTGGACAGCTGCTTGAGCTTGTTCTCCTCCACGTCCACGCAGATGGGGAGAGAAAACTCCTTGCCGTACACCGCCTGCCGCAGCAGGGCAAGCTCTGCATCGGCCATGGCCTCGCTGGTGGCGTAGGTGTAGTAGTAGACGCCCACGTCCAGCCCGGCAGCCCGGGCGTTGCGGTAGTTGGTCTCAAAGGTTGGGTCGATGTACAGGCCGTCCGACCGCTTGGAGAGCTTGTAGTTGGTGGATACCGTCTTGAGCATCGCTCCCTTGTAGCCCGCCGCTGCCACCTGCGCCCAGTCGATAAGGCCCTGATACCGGCTCACATCCACAAAGCGATAGGGCGGGCCGCCCTCCCAGCCGGTGACAGCCTCTGCCTTGGGGGCTTGGGGCGCAGGCTCAGGTTCGCCAGTGTCCCGCTCGTCCCCCGGGCCAAAGATGGCCCGCACCAGCTTTTCCAGCAGTTCCAGCAGCTTACCCATTGTAGTCCTCCCCAGTGATCTCCTTGTATTGTTCCTGGGTGATCTCCCCCTCGGCCACCCGCTTGGCCAGCTCCCGCTTGACTCCGGCGCGGCGGCTTGCAGGCATCTCTGCCCAGGTCTTGGTGCCGGCCACCAATCTGTTTGCCCAGATCTTTTCCATACTGTACCTCCTTACTTGTTGACTGCTGCATCCAGCTCGCAGACGGCATCCTCCAGAGTGCTCACGCGCTCATCGGTCGCCGCATCCTGCTCGCACAGCGCATCCTGCAGCTCGGCGGCGGTCTTCGCCGCCTGCTCTGCCAGAGGGCCGGTCTTGTCGGTCATCCGGTAGTGGCGGTCGATTTCGTACCAGTCATAGCAGCGCCCTTCCGCGTCCTCCGCGCTACGCAGTTTGCGGACAACGCGGAAGCTGTCGGTGATGGTCTGGTCGGGATACTCCCGCTCAAGCTGGTGATAGCCGGTCAGGCTGGTGTGAGCGTCGCCGATGGTCTTGAGGACTTCTGCGCCGCCCTTTGTGCCAAAAACATAGTCCACGTCAGGTTCTCCTTTCTCCGATGCTCTCGGACGACGTGCTTCAGGTCGCGGACGACCCGCTCTCCCCGAAACAGCCATTGATAGAGATGATAATTGTTGCAGTGCCGGAGCTGCCCGAGGCGGGAGAGCAGGCTTGCCGCCGCTCTTGGTGCGATGGGCTTGCCCTTTCGCCTGCGCTTGCGATACCGCGCCAGCGCCCGCTTGATGTGCAGCAGATTCCGCTTGCGGGGGATGGTGTACCCTCTCCCGTACCGGTAGCCTACAGCGTCCGGCAGCCGCCCTTTCGCCCGGGCAAAGCCGCGCCGGGGCGGGGCGAGGGGCGTCTTCGGCTGCCTCTTCGCCACCGGGAACACCTGCCAGTCTCCCTTGAGCTTCAGATCGTGGGCGTTCAGCCAGCTCTCCACAAGGATGCGGAGTTTGCGCAGCTTGCGCCTGTTCGGCCCGAAGGTTGTGATGTTATCCATATACCGGGCGTAATGCTTGCACAGCCCGCTTTCCCGGATGAGCTGGTCGAGGGGCTGTAAGACGGCGTTGGCAAACCACTGGGAAGTGTACGTCCCCAGCTTTACGCCGTCCCGGATGACGCGCCGGATGAGGTCGAGGACGCGGCAGTCCTTGTAGAGCTGCCGCATCCGGGCCATGACGACTTCCGGGGTCAGACTGTCGTAAAAGTGGCGGATGTCACCGCAAAACTCGTACTTCGTCCCCTTGCGGTCGTACTTCATCCATCGCTGGATGGCGTTCTTTTCCCGGTGCGGCCCGCGCTCCCGGATGGAGCCGCAGCAGTAAAAATCCATTCCCTGCATCATCCTGGGCTGCAAGACCTGAATGAGGGCGTGGTGGACGTACTGGTCGGGCCACTGGGCCGGTTCGCTGATGGTGCGCCATTTCCGGGCGTTCGCGTCCCACCGCTGGCTGACATGAGGCTTTTTCGGCTCAAAGCCGCCGACGAGTATTCGCCGCAGGTCTTCCACCCGCTTCGGCTTGGTCTCCTCCACCCAAGCCGTGCAGGTGTTGGGCTTGTGGCCTCGATTCCAGTGGTGGGTGCGGTTCACTTCGTCGATGGCAAGCAGCAAATTATCATCTGAGATTAACGTATCAAAGAGCTTTCCAGCTCTCTTCATTGGGATACCCTCCTTTTAGCTGTACGGACGTTCCAGCGCCCCTTGCGGGGTGTACTAGCCCGCTCCCAAAATGCCTATCTTCACCGTGGGGTGTGCGGCTGTCTGTGCCAAGAATGTGTGAGGTTGGAAATATCAAAAAGGAAGCGGCAGCCGATGCACCCGTAATAGTACGACGCGGCGCAGTAGCAGACGAAGAACAAACCATAGTAGGAGTAGTGGCTATAGTAACCACCGACGCAGAGGCAGGGGTACGACGAGTCAAAAGCTCCAGACATCGCACGAGCCCGGGAACAAAAAAACACCGGCAATGCACAGACAGTCCCATATAAAGTTCAGCGCCTTACGGCGCGGTTATCTGCGGGGGCTGCGGCCCCCTCAGACTCCCCCGTTGGGGAGTTCCTGGAGGCGGCAGCCGATGTACCCGTTAAAGTACGACGCGGCGTAGTAGTTGACGCAGAACAAACCATAGTTGGAGTAGTGGCTATAGTAACCACCGACGCAGAGGCAGGGGTACGACGAGTCAAAGCTCCAGACATCGCACGAGTACGTTGCGCCATTACCGGACGCGGATGTGGGGATAAACGTCGGGAAGCCGCCGTTTGTCTTGACATTGAATGCGGACGGCCAGCCGTTCGACGGAGTGCCGACCGCCGTGCCATTGCCGCTGTCGCTGAACTCGGAGGGATTCAAGATGATGTTCAGGCCGTTGCCGTTGTTGTAGTAGCCGTCGCACCAGTCCCACACGTTATCCCACAGGCCCTCGATATTGCGGTACTGCGTGCCGCCGTAGGTGGCCCGGCTGCTCTGATCGGTGCCGGTGTGGTAGGGCATCGAGTCGGTGTAGCCCATTGCGAAGGTGTTGCTGTTCGGACTGCATCCATAGCCGATTTTCGCCTGACTGTTCCAGTCGGCGAACTCGACGATGTACAGCAGCCAGAGCGTAAACCGCATCGCAAAATCGCTCTGCCAGATGGTCGAACCAAGATTGTGGATGCCGGAGCGGGCTGAAGAGCGGGTCATGTTCACCCTGGGGCTGCCGGTGCCGCTCTTATAGGTGCCGTTGCAGTGGTATCTGCCGATGTACACCACGTCCCGCTCACCGTGGCCGTCACCTCTGTCCATGTGGGCAGGGCTGACGCTGTAACCCTCCACCGCGCGGTCGGCGATCTGGATGGTCATTCCCCTGCCGTTTTGGGTCAGCTTGTACCAAAATTTCGGGATGCTGACCATCGTGCCGCCGGTGCGTTCGCTCTTTACCATGCCCGCCCAGGGCTGCAAGCCGTCGAAAGGACTGCCATAGCTGCTTGCCCCCGCTACATACGGCACGGGGTCGGTAAACTCTGCCGCCTCGTCGGTGCGGCTCCACTTGGTGGTGCTGGTGCCGTCCCAGCTTGCGCCGTAGATGTGGACGTATGCAAGCTCAAGGGGATAGTCCCTGTACTCGCTCACCTCCACGCTGCCCTCGGTGGTCTCGTCACCCAACGTGGCCGTTACGGTCCATGTGCCAGCGATGGGCAGATACAGCTTGATGCTTCCGCTCTCCGGCACGGTGCCGGTCACGGTCTTGTCTCCGCACTGGGCGGTGACGGTGCTGCCAGCCTTGACTGTCACGGTCAGGGTGTAGTAGGTCAGGGTCAGAGTCTTGGTGCGGCAATACTCAGCCTGCACCGTCTCCGTGGCCGCGCCGGTGCCGAGCGTGGCGGTAACGGTCCACTCTCCGTCGTGGGGCAGGGCCGTAGAAAAGCTGCCGTCCGCAGCCACTCCGCTCACGTCTTTCTCGCCGTCCGAGAGGACGACGGAACTGCCCGCCTCGGTATGCACCACCACCCGGGGCAGCACGATGCCGCCCACCGCCGCCGCGTCCGCCGCAGCACCGGAGAGGGTGAGGGTCTTGTCGGTCTCGATTTTGATAGCGTTGATGCGGTCGCCCACGGCTTTGGCGTCTGCGGGAGCGCCCTTGACGGTCAGGGTGGGGTCGGTGCTTACGATAGCCGCTGCATTGTCCGAATACTGCTTCGCCGCAGCTTCACTCTTCGCCGCAGCGTCTTTACTTTTTTCCGAAGAGTTTGCGGCTAATTCAGCAGCGTCTTTTGCGGTTGACGCAACGGTTGCGGCGGCTTCCGCCTTTTCCCTTGCAATGTCAGCCCCTGCAACATCGCTCAGAGTGTTGAGGGTGTCGGCGTTCATTGGAGTACCCTCGACAACAGGTTCATCATTACGAATCAAAGTGATGATTTCTGATGCGCCATCAGATTTCATCATAGTCCAACGCCCGGGATATTTTGCCTTTCGGTCAACAAAATGCATAATAGGGTTCACCTCCGCATATTGTATCTGAACAATAAAGTAAATGGTCTTTTGCCATCGCTTCAATGTCAGACAAAACTTTTTCTACTTGATTGATAACCGCAAAATGATAACTAAGCGCCTCGGGAGTTTCCGGGGTAGAACTATTGCCACTGCATTTGGAACGAATGGCTTTCACGTTATCAATCCACCGAGTGGCATCCGCAATGGTCAGGTAATCATTGATTGTCCAACCAGCTTCCACAGGCACAGTTAAACCTACCGTTCCTGAAAAAATAAGCTTTCTGTCATCGCCGTAATAGGCGCTTCCATTTGTAATGTTGACGTAGTCGTTTGCGACGACCCAAGAGGGCTGGACAGAGGGCGGGTAGAAGTTGTTGGAGGCGGCGAAATAGAGCTGGTATTCGACGCCCTTTTCCAGCGCGATGCTGCCCATGTCCAGCACC